GCCTGGGCCTCCGAGGAGCTTCTCACCGCTGAGCTCGGCCCCCTCGCCGCGATCCCCGCCCAGCGCACCGCCGCCTGACCACCCGTCCTCCGCCCCAACGTCCAGAACGGATAACCCAATGACCACCATGACCCTCAACCTCGTCGACACCAGCGACCAGGACCCCGCCTACTACGCCGGCCGCGCCGACGCTTACGACGACGCCGCGGTCTTCACCATCGACGAGCTCAACGCCCGCCTCTCCCTCTACCTGGAACTCCACCCCGACATCGGATACGTCGAGGGCTACGCCGACCGCGTACTTGAGATCCGCAAGGAGAGCGCCGCCGTCGTGGCCGCCGAGACCGAGCTCGCCCACACCGACGTGGTCGGCGCCCGATGAGCGCCCCGATGACGCCGGAGCGCGAAGCCGAGTACCGCGCCCTCATCGCTCGCACGACCGACCTCGGCGCCCTCGTGGCTTCCCCCGGGGTGCTGCAGGTGCTGCTGGCCGAGCTGGACCGTGTCCGCGCTGAGCTAGCCGACACTCAGGAGAACTTGGCGTTCCTCCACCGGAACACGCTGCCTGAGGTGCGCCGAGAGTCGCAGCGGCACGAGGCCGGCAAGAAGCGCTGGCGTGACCGCGCGCAGAAGGCCGAAGCCGCCCTGGCCGCCAAGCCCGCCCAGGTTCTCCGCGACCTCGCCCTCATCGTGGTGGATTCCTGCCCAGACCATCAGCCCGCTGACACCGAGGGGTCCTGGATGGACTGCCACTGCCCCGTCGCGGACGAGTTCCGCCGCATGGCAGCCGTGACGGCAGCCGTGAGCGAGAAGAGCAGCCGCACCTCGTGACCTGGCCCACCGCACCCGAGCTCATAGCCGCCGCGCTGGGAGTCACCGCACTCCTCATGATCTGCGCCTCCCAGCACGGCATCGGCACCACCAACCCGCAAGACCCGCCGGACGACGGAGACAAACCGTGACCAGGAAGACCAGCACCAGCACCGAGCAGCGCCCGCGCCCCGCAGCCAAGAAGCGCACCGCACGCCCCGCGCCCAAGAAGCGCACGGCCGCCCAGCTCCCCCCGGTACGCGCAGTCCTCCCCGTCCGACCCCACAACACCGACACCCCGCCCACCGCCTACCCCGAGTTCATCACCGAGCAGCAGATCAAAGCCGCCTACGCCGCCCGCCTCGCCGACCTCCCCCTCATACCCATCACCGCCTGGACCCCCCAGCCCGACGGCACCGTCCGCGCCCACTTCCCCGCCGGGGCCAGCCTCACCCACACCCCCACCGGCTTCCACGCCCTCACCCCCTGCCCCAACGGCGCCCTACACCACCACCACATCACCAACGGCACCGAACTCCGCCACGCCGCCGCAGCCACCGCCCACTGCACCAACCTCCACGGCCAGCCCCGCGTACTCACCCTCACCCAAGCCGACACCACCAACGCCGACACCCAGCAACTTGCCCGCGACGACATCGACACCGGCCTCGCCAACCGCACCCCCGATACCGAGACGCCGAAGGAGCACCCCCAGCCATGACCACGCCCCACAACCAGACGTACATCGAAGGCCTCGTCACCGACCTCGTCGTCCGGACCGACGCCAACGCACTCGTACTCGCAGAGAACGGCGACAACCAGCTCGGCCGCCGACACCCCCACCACGCCGGCTACCGCATCTGGAACGGCAACCTCTGCCGGGTCGGCCACCACAACAAGGACACCTTCGTCCTCGAGGCCAACGCGATCCTGCCCGGCTACATGTTCGTCGACAGGGCCCACCACGAACACGCCCACCTCGAGCACATCGCCCTACCGCCCGGATACGACGACGACCCGTCGAACCTCGAGTGGGTCTACTGCGCGGCCAACGCCAACGGCGCTGTCCCCGTCACCGTCGCCATCACCCAGACCCGCGACACCGACGAGGGGGCCGGCCAGTGACCGCCATCGAATGGACCGAGCAGACCTGGAACCCGACAACCGGCTGCGACCGCATCAGCCCCGGCTGCACGAATTGCTACGCCCTCACCATGGCCAAGCGCCTCAAGGGCATGGGCTCCGCGAAGTACCAGATCGACGGCGACCCACGCACCTCCGGCCCCGGGTTCGCACTCACCGTCCACCCTGACACCCTCGACGAGCCGCTCCGCTGGAAGAAGCCCCGCAAGGTTTTCGTGAACAGCATGAGCGACCTGTTCCACGCCCGCGTCCCCGTCGCGTTCATCGTCCAGGTCTGGCGCACCATGCAGGCCACACCGCAGCACACCTACCAGATCCTCACGAAGCGCCCCGAACGCCTCGTGCGTGTCCTCGACAGGGTCTACGACGCGCTCGGACTGGACGAGCCACTGGCGAACGTGTGGATCGGAACCAGCGTCGAGTCCGACGAGTACGTGCGCCGCATCGACGCCCTCGCCCAAGTACGCGCCGCTGTCCGGTTCGTGTCCGCGGAACCCTTGCTCGGCCCCCTGCCCTCCGCCGACTTCACCGGCATCGACTGGCTGATCGTCGGCGGCGAGTCAGGCCCTGGCGCTCGCCCGTTCGACCCGGACTGGGCCGACGGCCTCATCACCGCAGCGCGCGCCACTGGCACAGCCCCCTTCATCAAGCAGCTCGGCTCCGTCTGGGCCCGCGACAACAACGCGTCCGATGCCAAGGGTGGCAAGCCCGCCGACTGGCCCGAAGCCATCCGCGTCCGGGAGTACCCGGAGGTGACCCCGTGATCGCCTGCCCCACACCCGACAAGAAGCGCTTCGCCACCGAACGCGCAGCCGCCGACGCCGGACGGCGCCGCCAAATAGCCGCCGGTCAAATCCTCAACCCCTACCCCTGCGCCTGCACCTGGTGGCACGTCTCCCGATCCGAACCCACTCCCGCACTCCCCACCACACCCCCCGACCCCATCGACGTCGAACGCCTCAAGACCATTCCCGACATCGCCTTCCGCGGAATCGTCGCCGAAGACGCCACCGGCAAAGCCGCACTGCCCGACCGGCTCGCCCTCCGCCACGTCGCCAACCTCCGACGCTGGCAGCGCATCCTCGGCGAACTCCTCATCGACCTCGGCAAGCAGCGCAAAGAAACCCAGAACGACCAGTCCCTCTCCGCACACGACTGGCGCAAGCGCAGCGAGTCCTACGAAGCCACCCTCCGCGTTCGCGCCGCCGAATGCCAGCAGCTCCGCTCCGACGCCCAAGTCGAAGCCCTCAAGCAGGCCCAGGCCGCCGCACAGCGCAAAGCAGACCGCGCCGCCCTCCTGGAAGCACTGAACGACCCAGAAGCCAAGGCGCACCGCGAAGCCACACGGGCCGCCAAGCACGACCAGAAGGAACTCCGCCGTATCGCCGGCGACGCCGCCATCCAACGCCTCATCGACGCACACGGCACCGAGTGGTGCCAGCTCCTCACCGAAGAGTGCAACCGCATCGGCGCCGAAGTACCCGCCCGCGTCACCAAATACCTCCGCCCCCAGCGCACCTCACCCGAGATGGAACACGCCGCATGACACTCACCGCCCCCGAGCCCGCCAGCCTCCACAGGCCCCCGTCCTGGCGCATCGAGCTCCCCGTCGGAACCCTCCTCATCAACGCCAACGACAGCCTCCACTTCCGCAAGAGAGCAGAGCTCGTCAAAGCCCTCCGCGCCACCGCATGGGCCACGGCACGGCAAGCCAAACTCCCCGCCATCCAGCGAGCCCACATCCACTACGTCATCCACCCCGACACCAAAAGCCGGCGCCGAGACCCAGGGAACTGGTCACCCTCCGCCAAAGCCGCAGTCGACGGACTCGTAGACGCCGGAGTCCTCCCCGACGACAACCACAAACACCTCATCGGCCCCGACCCCCGCATAGGCCACCCCATCAAGGGATCCCAGCTCGTCCTCTGGATCACCGACCTCGACCAGATGACCCCCGACCACATCGCCCTTCTCAACCCGCCCGGAGACCCGTCATGAGCTCGCCGCAGATGAACACAACCCGCCGCGGTAGGAGGCCCGCCGCGCAACGGCCCGTGGACTGGAAGACCCGCAGCGAATGCCGCGGCGCTGACACTGACGACTTCTTCAGCACGACGACCGCCGAGAAGGACCGCGCCCGCGCCCTGTGCGCCAAGTGCCCCGTCATAGCCGAGTGCCTGATCGAGCACAGGGCCACGGACGAGGAAATCTACCGGTGGGGTATCGGCGGCGGGTTGGACGCCCATCAGCGTCGGGCGTTGGAGATGGAGGAGCTGCTCGGGAACCACGCGGACCTTGCCTTGGCCCAGCTGTTGATCTCACCGCGGTGGCTGCTCCGGTTGCAGGACCTCCGGTCGTCGTGCCGGTCCCTGCAGGAGGTGACGCGGAAGCTGCGGCTGGACGGTCTCCTGGTCAACGAGGTGACCGTGCGGGTCGCGGTGTGGTGGTCCGGTGGCCACGGTTCGCGGATGGCGTGGAACTGCCCGACTGATCTGCGGCCGCTTCGGTCGCAGATCCGGGAGGACTACATGGACGTTGTCCTGGAGTTGCGTGCTGCTGGTGCCCGCCAGTCGGACATAGCCGCGTACTTGGGTGTCCCGGGCAGTCAGGGCAGCCAGGCCATCGCGAAGGCCTTGAGGGCTGTGGAGGTGGCGGCATGAGCAGGCCGACTCCGCCGCACGGGCACCCGAACCGGTACGCCTACGGGTGCAGGTGCACGCCGTGCACCAAGGCAGCCAGCAGAGCGGACGCCGAGCGGCGCCTGGACCGCATGGCGGGCCGGTCCCGCAAGGTTCCTGCGGGGCCTGCGCGGGAGCACGCGCAGAAGCTCCTGGAGCAGGGGCTGTCCATGGCACAGATTGACCGGGCCAGTGGTGTTCCGGTCACTACTGTGCAGCGCCTGGTCAGAGGTCAGGTCAACCTCAGGCGAGAGAACGCCGAGAAGATCCTGGCCGTTCCGCTGAAGGTTCGCGTGACCCTCGGGGATGTCTCCGCATGCGGTGCCACCCGCCGGGTTCGTGCCCTGTACGCGCTGGGCCACTTCAACTGGGAGATCGCTCTGGCAGCCGGGGTGTCCCGGGACACGATCGGCTACCTGGCGGTTGGGAAGTGGTCGACGCTGAGGGTGTCTGCAGATGACGGGGTCCGTGCCGCGTATGACCAGCTGTCGATGCGGGCCGGCGCGTCAGGGAAGACGCGAATGCTGGCCGAACGGAACGGGTGGGCACCACCGTTGGCATGGGACGACGACACGATCGACGACCCTGCCGCGGTCCCGCAGATCGATGCTGCGCCTGCCGGTTACACCGTGGGCAAGGACGTGGCGGCCCGGTTCCTGATGGGCGAGTCCGTGGTCCTCGACGACGCGGGTCGCCGCGAGGTCATTGCGCACCTCATGGAGTGGACGCAGCACACCCCGGCTGAGATTGCTGGCCGGCTCGAGATGTCCCCGGACGCGGTGTCGCGGACGTGGGAGCGCATCAAGCGCAAGGCCCGTGATGAGGGCCGCAAAGCACCGTGGCGGCGGGTGTACGTACCGCTGCGCGACATGGATCTGACACAAGACGAACTGAGGAGTGTGGCCTGATGGCTGGCGAGACCGTAATCACGATCATCGGCAATCTAGTCGAAGATCCCGAACTTCGATTCACCCCGGCCGGTGCCGCGGTTGCCAAGTTCCGGGTGGCGTCGACCCCGCGGAAGCTGAACCGTGAGACGAACACGTGGGAGGACGACAAGGAAGGGTCGCTCTTCCTTACCTGCTCGGTGTGGCGTCAGCAGGCCGAGAACGCCGCTGAGAGCCTGCAGAAGGGCATGCGGGTCATCGTGCAGGGCCGGTTGAAGCAGCGGTCGTACGAGGACCGTGAGGGCGTCAAGCGGACGGTGTACGAGGTGGACGTCGAAGAAGTGGCCGCCAGCCTGAAGAACGCGACGGCGAAGGTGACGAAGGCTGCCGGGAAGGGTGGCCAGGGCGGCTACGGCGGCCAGCAGGGCGCCGGTTCTGGTGGTGGCGGCCGGCAGGGTGGCGGTGCTGCCGCGGATGACCCGTGGGCGTCCAGTGCGCCGTCTGGCGGCCAGCAGGGCGGCTGGGGCCAGGGAGGCAGCTCCGGCGGCTCTGGTGGCGGCTACTCGGACGAGGCGCCGTTCTAGCAGGCAGGCGTAAGGCGTTGGGCCCGGTTCCCGGTTGGGGGTCGGGCCCTTTGTCGTGCCTGGGTGCTGCGCCTCCGACACGCCTATTGCGTACGCCATAGGGAATGGGTAGTCTGGCAGAGCCGACAACGGAGACGCACACAGCGTCTCGGAGTGATCAAGGGGATTCACATGCAGACCAAGGGCCAGCAGTTCGCGAAGGACATGCGGAAGAACCTCGGCATCGGATCCCGCACCCGCCGGACCCGCAACGGCATCGACCTGCACGCCGACATCCTCGAGTGCATCCGCACCGCCACCTACAACAACGGCTGGTACAGCGAGCAGCGCACCGACCTGTTCCGTGCCGCATTCGGTGCCCAGATGGCTTACGAGAAGCACATCGCCGGCTACCGCGTGGACCCCAGCGTCCAGCGCTACGTCAGCGAGCTGTCGCCGTACCAGTTCTGCAACCTCCTCGGCCGCATGGTCGACGCCGGGATCAGCAACGTGGGCGAAGGCGAGCTCTTCTTCCAGCAGCTCCGCGCCGAGCTCTACGCCCAGGCGGCATGACCATGCTCTGCGACTGCGACACCTGCTGCGACACATGCGGACACGACACCAACTGCATGTCCCAGCAGGCGCCGGCCGCCGACCCCAGCGACGACTACACCCGCTGACCCCCCTGCCCGGTCTCCTCGCCCCCTGGGAGACCGCCCGGGCCGCGCCCCAGCACCCCCCTGAGGGCGCGGCCCCCCATTTCTGAGACCCCATGGAGCCACGAATGACCCTGCTCGAGCGCCTCATCAACGAATCCATCCCGGACGGCACCTACGGCGACGTCGACCGCCGCCCGTGGACCCCGGCCGAGCAGCTCGCGCACCGCATGGTCCTCGAGGAGGCCATTGACGGCTGGAGCTGGAAGGCCGACCCCCGCAACCGCACCAAGCGTGCCGCGTGAAGCAGCGCAACTACCGCGCCTGACCCACTGACCGGTTCCCCCACCCCCATCCGGGACCGCATCCCTTACCCCGCCACACCAGCTGTACCTGGAGGAACCATGAAGCGTCAGATAGTCCGTGCCGCGCGTGCCTCAGTGCTCGCCGCCGTAGCGGTCACCACGGCCCTCACCGCGACCGCTGAGGCCGCCACTCCCGGGCAGGCGGTTGCTGGACCGGGCTGGAATCTGATCAGCCCAGAGCAGACCACGTCGCTCGCGCCCGGCACGTACACCATCCAGTTCGACAGCACGGCGGCCCGCACCAAGCTGACGTCGTACCTCAAGCTCGCCGCCGCCAACACCCAGAAGCAGACGGCCGGCGTGAAGTTCGTCGTCTCCACCACGATCCAGAAGCGGGTCACGACCGGCTGCCAGAAGGCCGGGACGCTGGTCGCCTCTCTGGAGTACCGGCCCATTGGCAAGAAGGGCTTCTCGTGGGGCGGGAACTGCTACCGCCTGACGGATCACAGCCTGTTCTCGGGGGCCATGCGGTTCGACACCGAGTGGTGGTACCCGAAGTGGTTCTCCACCAACGCGACCACCAACGAGTACAAGATCCGCAACTACACGACGCACGAGTTCGGCCACGCGATCGGCCTGGGCCACCCCAACCGGGACCTGAACCACGACGGGGTCATCCGGGACTACGAGTGCCCGCTGAACAAGGACAAGACGCGGCCCCTGATGTGCTCGCCCAACGGTGGCGTGGTCACCAGCACGGGAGCGGGCAACTACACGCCCCTGGACATCCCGGGCCTTCGGGCGCTCGTCGCCAACTACCAGTACCGGTGACCGCCGTGACCGCGTTCCTGCTGTGGCCGCTCGCCTTTGCCGAGCTCACACCGCGCGCCCTCGCACACCTCATCCGCACCCTCGCCCCCAAGGAGAACTGACCATGACCGACACCCACGAGTCCGGCGCCTACTACTGGAACGCCGACACCGACGAGTGCCCGCACAGCACCGAGCCCAACATCAAGACCGACGGCGAAGCGTGGGACCTCTGGAGCGATCGGCACCCCGTCAGCGACGACGGCCGCATCTGCCTCGATGCGCCTGCCGGTGAAGCCTGTCTGGCCTGCTCCGCCGAGGACGGCGAGATGGTGCCGTGGGCGGCCTGCCGGGTTCGCGAGCACGCCCGTCCCAAGCAGGGGGTTGTTCCGAACGTGGACGCCGAGCACCAGCCCGTAACCGTCTGGGTCGGCACCTTCGAGTGCTTGGACCGTGAGTGCGAGGAGTACTTCACCGACGACGGCGACTCCGACCCGGGCGTGGAGCGCTGCTCACACATCCGCGAGGAGACCGCCTGCTCATGCCAGCGGCAGAACGACGGCGAGTACGGCAGCGAGCCGTGCCCGGCACTGGTCGTGGCCTCATGACCGACCCGATCGCCGTCCAGCACGCCGCGTCCCGCGCCTGGTCCCTGTTCACGCAGGACCGGCAGACCACCGAAACCGTGGAGAACTGGGAGACGAGCACGACCCCGGACGGTTCTCCGTGCCTGTCCGGCCAGGTGGTCGGGGCGAACCCGGAGGCGGCGCTGCGCTTGTTCACCGCGGACTACCCGATACCCCTCGGCCAGCCCGGGGACCAGCGCCCGACGGTGGAGTACCGGGATGGCCGTGTCGTCACGGTGTGGCGGTCTGCGGGGGTGTGGGTGGAGTTGTGGCACCCGGAGGCCCCGACACCCCGCCCGGGCCCGCAGGCGGGCGCACAGAGACCCGCACGCCCCGTTCCCGCCCCGCCACGCCGCACCGTCAACACCCCGTCCGGCCGGCTCCCCCTCGGACAACGCCTCACCAACATCCGCCGCCAGTACGCCAACAAGGAGACCGCCCGATGACCACCGCCCTCGAGACCAAGGCGGTCGTCGGCGGCCGCGTCGAGTTCGCCTACTACCGCGACCAGGACACCTACCTCCCCGGCATCATCACCGCGGTCACCGAGGACGAGGCCAGTCTCCGGATCCGCCTCGACGGCGCCCGGTCGAACCTCGCTGTACGCCCCGACTACGACGGACTGCGCTACCTCGACGACGTCGTCTCCGTACCCGCCCTGCCCATGGGCCGCTTCCACCCCACCGCCGGCGACTTCGGCGGTACCTGGGAAGGCGTGGCCGTCTGCCAGTTCGAAGACGAAGACATCGTCATCCTCACCGCGGACTGCCGTCCTGCCGCTGTTGCACTCCTCGCCTACTGCGCCGACATGGGCATCGACAGCGAATCCCTCGCTCCGATGGAGACCCACTGGGTGGTCTTCGAGTGGCAGCCCGAGGACGACGAATCCCAGTGGCTCATGCACTTCGCCAAGCAGGGCGACGACATGGCCATCCAGATCCACTACCTGCCCGCCTGAGAAGGAGAACTGACCATGTCCGACACCCGAATCGAAGAGATCCGCGCCCGCGCTGACGCCGCAACCCCGGGCCACTGGGGCACCAGCTACGACGGCAAAGGCACGTACACGATCGAGGCTCAGCCGCGGCTCATCCCCGGCCAGGGGATCGTCAACGAGGGGGCTGTCGCCACGCTGGCCGGCGAGCACGGTGACGGGCAGACGTACTCCAACGCCCGCTTCGCCGCCCACGCCCGCGAGGACGTCCCGTTCCTGCTGGCCCGCATTGCCCAACTCGAGGCGCTGCTCGCCCTTCAGACGCCGGATGGAGCCGGCAAGTGACCGTCTCCGCACAGGTGGGCCCGTCGCCTTCGGGTGGCGGGCCCAGCGCGTACAACGACGGCTACGGGGATGCCCCCACCGTCGACGAAGCTCTCGCCGACTACGACGCCTGGCTCCACCGCCGCGCGCACCAGATGCTGCCGTCCACCGACCACCGGCACGACGACCTCGTCCAAGAAGGCCGGATAGCGATGTGGCAGGCCTACCGCCAGCACGACCCGGCGAAGGGTGCACTGCCGTCCTGGCTGACGCAGAACGCCACGTGGCACATGCGGGAGGTCCTGGCGCGGCGTGGGAAGTGGACGGGCAGCCCGGCCCGTCTGCATGGCCGGCACCCGGTTCAGGACCTGCCGACCGAGTCCCTGGACGTCCTACTGGATCCGTCGGATGACGGGCGCAGAGATGAGACGGCGGGCGGCGTGGTCCCGGACATTGCCGACGTGGCGATGACCGCCTACCACCGTGCCGAGATCGTGGAGGCTCTCGCCGGCCTCACCGCGGGGCAGCGCCGCTATGTGTTGCACCGGTTCTGGGGCGATGCGGTGGGGGCGGAGTTGAAGGCCGAGTTCGGCTACGACCCGAAGGCGTTGTGGAGCCGTTCCGGCCGTGCTGCGGCGCGTGACCAGCTGGCTGATTCCCTCGCCCACTTGAACGCAGCGTGACCGGTCGGGGTTCGCGTAGCCCCGTTTCTTGATCGAACTATCCCCGTTCCCCACGGCGAAGACCCATACCCATCAGTACGCCCCACGCATCCGTAACCCACCGTCACCTATCGCCCTTGGGGGCCCTCATGCTCCGTAAACGCCTCAGACGCCTCCGCGGAAGCGTCAACGACCTCAGCACCATCGTTTACCTGTCCGTACTCGTCGGCGTCCTATTCCCCGCCGGGGCAGCGTGGCTGCTTCTCGTCCGCCCGACCCGGCCGGCGATTTGGGTGCACATCGCCCTGGCAGTCGGCGTGGGCGTGGCCATGGCGCTGCTCGCCAACCTGGCCGAATGGATCGTGGTCCGTTGGCGGAAGGCTGCGGCCCGCGCGAAGGCAGTGTCGTGAGCGCCGACCAGCAGCGGCTCCTCCGCCAACTCGAGGGCTGCCTGCGCCGCGGCCGCGCCAAGACGGACATCTGCTGGCAGCTCACCCAGGCCGGCATGACGGCAGACGACATCTGGAAATTCGAGTGCACCGTCCGCCGCCGAATCCGCAAAGAACGCGCAGCCCGGACCCTCAACGCCCAGGAGGCAGCATGACCAAGCAGACCGCCCCGCAGCCCGCCGAAGGCCTGCGCCAGCACCTTGCCGAGGCCATGGCGAAGGAGGCCGGGTCGAAGGCGTTCCGCGAATCCGGCCGCGAGTGGAACCAGATGCGGTCCGTATGGCTGGCCCACGCCGATGCCGCGGTGAATGCCCTGCACCGGTGGGAGGAGGAAGGGACCCTCGTCCGGCTGTGCACCATCCCCGGGTGCTTCCGGCAGCTCAACATTGCCAAGGTCGAGCCCGGGTGGCTGCAGTCGTCCGCGGTCGGCTACATGTGCCCCGACCACGCTGCAGCCCTCTGGGGAGAGCCGGACGACCCGCGCGACCGCCACGTCCCAACCTGGCAGCGCCGTTTCACGGAGACGCGGCTGTACTGCTCGTGCGGGTGGGACGCAGGCAAGACCCGGTTCCGCGGCCACGGCACCACCCTGTGGCAGGCCCACGCCCTCGAGGTCCTCGACACCCAGGAGACCGCAGCATGAGCGAGCAGGTCGAACAGTCCACCGAAGAGCAGCTGCAGCACTGGCACGCCGAGCTCGCCCGCGTCCTGCAGGCCAATAAGGCGTTGCCGTGGCCGACCCTCATCGAGTGGGCGGAGGAGTCCAACGAGTGGGCTCTGAAGGCCGCGACACGGTCTGGACGGAAACGGCTCGCCGGGCTGGAGCAGCGCGCGAAGGATGCCGAAGCGGCACTGAAGACGCAGACGGCTGAGCTCGATCGGGTTCGGAAGAATCTCGCGCTGACGCAGCAGGCGGTGTTCGCGTTGACGGACATGGTGGAGAACGCAGCGTATGACCGGACGTGGCCGGACGACCGTGAGAGGCCTGCCGACGTGGCGCGCGAGGTCGAGAGGGCTGTTGCCGCTGAGCGGGAGAAGACCCGTGTTGTCGAGGCCCAGTTCGGTGAGGCGGCCGAGCGGTGGCGTGCCCAGCGGGTGCTGCTGGAGAAGGCGGTGCGCGGTGAGGCGTGAGAACTCTGCGGCCGCGCAGGCTGCTGCCATCCGGGCGGGTGCCCGTCGTGGCCCGTGGCGGCGTCTCCTGGTCCTCCTGGGGGTTCGTACCCCGGGGATGCGTAGGGCGGACTCCCGGGCGTTCCTGTGGGGCCACGGGGCGGAAGGCGAGGCGGTCACAGCGCGAATGCTGGCCGCGCTCGAGGCCCGAGGGTGGGCGATACGGCACGACCGTCGATTACGCGGCCGCCGCTTCAACCTCGATCACGTCCTGGTACCCCCGTGCGGGACGGCGGCGGTGGTCCTGGATACGAAGCGTTGGCACCGCGGCCGCACCACCGACCTGGTGAACGGCCGGGTCCACTGCGGTACGGAGGACCGGCACACGCAGGTCCAGAGGGTTGCCGAGTACGCGCTGCTCGTCGACCAGGCCCTGAAACTGCCGGACGTGGCGGTGTGGCCGCTTCTCGTGGTGCACGGGTCACCGGTGGCCGGCGGGCAGCTCGAGGCCCGGGTGAACGGCTGGGATGGTCCTGTGTTCGTGCTGGGCCCGGAGCTGCTGCTCCCGCGCTTGGCGGGCGCACCGAAGGGCTGGGATCCGCGTCGGGCTCAGGCGGTGGCGGACCGGGTCGATTCGGTGCTTCTGCCGTACACGGAGGGCGCCTGAGACATACGGTGGCCTGGCTGGCTATGGGCCCACCAGGCCAGCGGCCCGTTGTCCCTGGGGGGATGACGGGCCGCTTTTGTGCGTTGTCTGGTGGCCTCGCAGACGGGGGTGCCGCGAGGCCGGGTCCAGTCTGGCAGGGGCTGGCGGGATTGTTCGGCGCGCCATTGGATTCCGATATTCGAACAGTCGTAGCATCGGTGCGTGCCCACGAACGACGCCTATGACTTCCCCCAGGACCTCCTGGACGCTCAGCTCGCCCTCCACGAGACCCGTGCCGCCCACGAGCAGCCGGCCGAGGCGTAGCCGTGTCCGACCCATCACAGATCTCTGACCTCGACAAAAACCGGGCTCTGGCTGAATGGCTCGAGTGGCAGCTGCGCCAGGTCCGGAACCGGATCCGGGAGCTTGAGGTCAAGGAGCAGCAGGAGCAGCGTGCGCGGGAGCGGGCTCGGGCGGAGATGTCGTGGAAGATTCAGCCGCAGCGGGGTGGGATGGCGGCGATGCTGCACCGCGGGGGCTGCTCGACGTACAGCGAGCAGTTCGGTTTCATCAACCGCGAGGAGGCGATCATCGCGTTGGGCGAGCCGGATATTGAGTCGTGCCCGATCTGCACCCCGGAGACGGGGCTGACGTAGCAGCGCCCCCGCTTGGCCTCTTGGCCGCGGGGGCGTTCTTTGTCGTTGGGGCCCAGCGTGGCATGCGGCACTGACAGCGGCTCAGGAGGCGTCTCGGCGCCATCGGCGGATGGCTCGGGCTACCTGGTCACCTATCTGGGCGGGCGAGCCGGCGGGGCGAACGTCGACCTTCACGCGGGTATCGTTCTCCGCTTCTTCCCATGGGGCGGGGCGAAGTGCTAGTTGCCCGTACGGTCCGTACTCCCACCAGTACGGCTTGTCGAACAGCCACACGATGCGGTTGGTGTCGTGGTTCATGCGTCACCGCGGCGGGCGCGACGCACCGCCCGGCCGATCTGCGCGCCAAGCTCAGTAGCGTCACCACCGGGGTTGACGACGACATCCACAGGTTGCACAACCTCGAGGACGTGCCAGACCAGGTTGCCGTTGGGCGCGAGGACGGTTCCAACGTGCCAGGTACCGGGAGAGATGGGGTGTCCGGTGCCGGTGACGGTGAACTCGCGGACGATCGAGCAGGACGACGTGGGGGCGTAGGCCCAGAACTCGACCCTGTCGCCCTGGCGGCACGCGAAGTGCAGGGGGCCTTGGCCGATGGTGAACCTGTGGGTCAGGCCGTCGATGGGGATCTCGTAGCGGTGGATGACGTCGGGCTGGGAAGGGCTCATGCATCCATGCTGGCCCCGGCAGCCTGGTTCGTTGCCCCTGGTCGGGGTGCGGGCCGACGCAGGGGGACGGGCGGTGGTTCAGCCCTGCCAGGTGCCGCGGAGTGCTGCGGTGATGAAGCCCGGCCCGTAGGCGACGGCGACACCGGTGGCCCCGGCCGCTGGGGGTGTGGTGTGGGTGCGCTCGAGGATCCGCAGCACGCTGACGCCGCCAAGGTTGCCTTCGTCGGCGAGGGTGTCCGTGCTGTGCCGGGTGTCGTGGGCGTCGAGGCCCAACGCGGTGGCGGTGTCGGTGATGATGCGGGCGCTGCCGGGGTGGATGGCCGCCCAGTCGACGATGCGGGGTCCGAGCCAGTGCAGGAGGTGGGGCAGGACGTCGTCGGCGGCGGTCAACGCGGCCTTCGTGGAGTCGAAGTGGAAGCCGGTGTGGTCGACGCGCCCGTTGTATCGGGTGAGGCTGCCTGGGAGGACGTGTTCGTACGTGTCCGCCGGTCCGTCGACGCGGAGGCCTGGGCCGAGGGGTTGGCTGGTGACGAGGACGGCTGCGGCGGAGTCCCCGAACAACGCCTTGTAGATCATGTGCTCGACGTCGGTGTCCTGGTGGTTGTACACCGCGGAGATTACCTCTGAGGCAACAACGAGGACGGTGGTGCCGGGTCGGGCGGTGACCATGTCGACGGCCCGGATCAGTCCTTGGGTGCCGCCGGCGCACGCCATGGTGGTGAGGGCGATGCGGGAGACGTTGGGGCGGAGGCCGAGCCGGTCGACGAGGTGGATGTCCAAATTGGGGACGGACCAGCCGGTGGAGTGCGTCGTGATGATGGCGTCGACGTCGGTGGGGCGTACTTGGTGGGTGGTGAGGGTGTGGCGGGCTGCTTGCTCGGCGAGGTCGAGGGCGTCGCCGAACGCGGTGCGGGCCCGTTCTGCGATCCCGGCGGTGCCGGACACGGTGGGGGCGTCGAGGGGGCGGGTGAAGTACCGGGTGTTCACACCGGTGTTGTTGACGATGCGGAGGATGGCAGGCAGGCGCGGGTGGTCGGGGTGGTGGGTGCGGATGTCTTCGGCGATGTCGCTGGTGTTCACCTTGTTGTCGGGGAACACGGTGCTGGGGCGGTTTATGTAGGCGGGCACGACGTTCCTCCGGCAGGCAGGGTCCAGCTGCGGTGTGGGGGCTGCGCCCAACCTACGGCACCGTAGGGCCGGTATTGCCCCTGCTCAGGGCATTGCAAGGAACAGACCCCCCGTTCTGTTCTTTGCAATGCCTTGACGTGCCAGGTCAGTAGGCACGGAGCATGTGAGTCCGGATATGGGCGCGTCTCTTCCCGGGATGGAACACGAGAACAATCAGGCGGGCGCCGGGCGCCGTCATCGGCTCCGCGGCGCACATCGTGACCCATCCCGGCCCGTCGATGGCGTGGAGAAGGGGGCGTTCGTCACCGTCGGGATGTATGTGCGCACCGCCGGCATCCCAGATCGGCGCACACTCCGGGTCGGCCAGGACTTCCTTCTCCAGCTGCTGGAGCGTCTCGTCGTCGGGGCGCGCGGCGAGCGCGGCCCGCAGCTGGGGCAGGACCAACGGCGCCCAGGAGGTCGCCCAGTCCGTCAGTGTGTTCCGCCCGTCGGGGTCGAAGAGCATCCACCGCATGGTGTTCGTCGGGACACGGCAGCCGGGGAACAGGCGGGCGAACGGGGCGTTGTACGCGATCAGTTCCCACGACGCGTCCGTCACGTAGGCCATGTGCCGCATTCCGTCGACGGCCTCCTGCCACACCCCGGGGATCTCTTTCCCGGAGCGGGGGGTGAGCGGGCCGGGCGGGTTACCGATCCCCGCGTACCGGCACAGCGACACCCACTCCTGCTCGTTCAGCGCGAACAGCGTGGCAATGTCACGCAGGAGGTCGGCCGGCGGGTTCGGGTAGGACCCGGACTCGAGCCTGCGGTACGTCCCGAGGGTTCGGTGGCACAGCTGGTCGACCTGGTACTGGGTGAGCCCGGGGGCGCGCCGCCCTTGTCCGGTCGGGCGTTCGAACCCGTGCCCTTCCGGCTCGACGAGGGCACGGCGTTCCCTGAGGAGATCCCGTAGCGCCTTCTTGTTCATCGTGTGAAATCCCCCATGTATAGGTCACGTTGCGCACCACGAACCCTATTTACGTGCATGGTTCTTGGCGATAAAAACCGACAGTAGAAAACCAACACTTGACCCGCCATGCTCTCTGGTGTGGGGCACTGGCCTGCGGTCCTTCCGGACCGTGAACACAGTGCTACACGCGCAGGATTCTTGACTAGACCGCTCCCTGAAAAGGGCCGGTTTACCTCTAGGGCAAGAATTCCTGCATCCCGCCGGAACGGTGGCGGGAAGGAACGGAGGCGTCTCGTATTCCGTCTTTCAGGGGCGGAGCTTCGCAGCACGAGCGTCCTCTGCACTTCCCCGTTGTTGTTCCTGGGGCCGCCGACTGTGGTCGGTGCCGTCACTTCCGCCATGTGCGGCCACGGCACCGGCCGCACCCATTTCACGGCCCATCAGACGCCCGCGGTTCCAGCGGGGCGCAGGACGTTCTCACTCGCCGGCCTTCGTAGTGGTGGGCTGCTGCGGCTGGTCGAGGGCTTGGACCGTCGGGCACGGGTAGGGCAGCGGGGTGCCGTAGCTGTCGTGGCAGTGGGCGCAGCTTCCGGGATCGGCATTCCAGCGCTGGTGCAGTTCCCGCACGCGTTCGATGGCGGCCTCGGCGGTGCGGGCGCGCTTCTCCTCTGCGGTGCGCGCTGCCCGCTCGCTCTCCCGGTCGGCGAGGACGGCATCCAGGCGCTTCGAGTTGAGTCGCAGGGCTTCGGCGGTGCGGCAGGCCGCCTGCTGCACGCGGTTCCGCTCGGCCTCGGCCTCCTCGGCACGCTTCCCGTTCTCGATGGCGCGGTCGGCGTACTGCGCGGCCATGCGCACGGCCTGGCCCGGCTCGCTGCTCGCGGCAACGAGGAGCTTCAGCCGCTCCATCTCTCGGTCCCGGACTTCGGCGAGCTCCTTGGCGATCCAGTCGACCCACTCGTTGATGCGCTGAGTTCCGCCGGGGCCGTCGAGTTCGGCGTCCTGGAGGCCCATGAGCATGTTGGGGCGGATCGCTGCCGCGTACCGCTCGCGCACGGCGTCGGCTGTCGGCTGGTCGGTCACTTCTTCCTCCGTGCTGCTGCTCGCCGGTTGGCCCGGTTGGCGGGGGCCGGTGCTGGTAGGACCTCCACGTCGGCAAGGGCGCCAGGGTCTGCGTCGTAGTGTTCGCCGGACGCTGGGACGAACACGGTCTCCACCCGGGTTATGAGGCGCTCTCCGCGCGGGACGCTGCTCGGTCCGGTCATCGGGTGGTCTCCTCGGGCTTCGGTTCGGCAAGGGCATCGGCCACGGTGTACCCGCGGTACTGCAGCGTCGGGGCGGCCTCCTTGGCGAGGCGCAGCGCCGTGTCGTGGTCGAAGTGGTGCGCGGCAGTCCACGCCTCCTGCTCCTTGTCGTGCAGCTCCTGCTCCGCATCGGTGGCCGGCCCTTCGATGTGGCCGCTCCACTCGAAGCCCCACGACCAGGTGCCGTCGGCGCCGAGGAGTTGGCTGCGCTGGATGACGGCCCACCGGCCCGCGGCGCGGCGTTCGACTTGGATGGTGAAGAGGTCCCAGTCGACGTGGCCTTCGGGGAGGCAGGACACGAGGTACTTCCACGGCTGGACGGACGGCTCGGGGAGCTCGGTCATCGGGTCGTCTCCTCGGGGGTGCCGAGGATCTTCCGGGCCACGGTCAGAGCGGTCTGCCACATGCCGTAACCGGGCTCGTTATCCCGGTACGGCGCCAGCCAGGCCAGCGCGTTGGCGGTTTCGTCGAGCCAGTCCGCTACCGGGTCGGCGAGTCCGGCGAGTCGGCCCTGGATCTGCGGTGCCACGGCGCGCAGGGTGTCGGCCGCCTGCTGGAGTTCAACCGCGGCCGGCCATGTGGTGCGGCGCCGGTCGACGGGTGCAGGATGGACGGCGGCTCGGACTTCGGCGGCGTGAGCATCGAGGAGGGCGTTGGTCTTCTCCTCGCCCGCCCCGTAGCTCTCGGAGGTCGGGTTCCACTCGGGCCACATCAGCTCGCTGTACACAGCGTTGCGGGCCGGCTGGTCGCTCATCGGGTTGTCTCCTCGGTTGTGGTGGCCTGCTGGGCGATGCCGGCCAGCCAGTCGGGCCAGGTGTCGACGGGGCCGTGGAAGTGCTGCCCGAGGGCGTGGTTGGTGAGGGTGTCGTCTGCCTTGCGCCAGTGCCCGTCGACGTAGGCGGCGATGCCGCTTTGGCGCGGGTGGTTCTCGGTGCGCCAGGTGATCGTGACCTTGGCGGGAATGATGAAGCCCTCGCCGTACTGGTTGGGCACATCGGGGTAGCCGACGGCGGCGAACGTCACGGAGTGACCTATGGCGGTCAGGGTGACGGCGGTGGGGCCGGTCATGCCGCGCTCCATTCGTCGCCCTCGGCGTCCCGGTAGACGAGCGTCGGCAGGGTGTACGTCGACCCCGTGTCTGCGATGGCCTTCCGGGCTCGCTCCTCGGACGGGTACTGCTGAACGCGGGTGACGCCGTAGTTGGTGGTTTGGGTGGCCCACTGGCGATTGCCGCGCCACAGGTACCAGCGGAGCTCGGTGGGCAGGTGACGGAACCAGGCGGCCTCAGTGGCGGACCCCGGATACTGGCCGACCATTGTGGCTGCCGGGGCCACGCCAAGTGCCATGCCACATGAGCAGGACACCGCGACGTTCGACTTGTACCCGCACCCGTCAGTGATCGGTTGGTGGGGGTCGAACGCGGTCGGGTGCTCAGGACACAGGTGGACAGCGAACCGGCCGTAGCAGCGTTCGCTGTACGACAGGGCCTTCGGACGGCGGCCGCGGGGCGGGAACAGGGGGTCCTTTGTGATGGGAATGTGAGCGGTCGATTTGAGGGCGGTCCACCCGTCGGGCGGGGTGATGTTGTTGGAGCCGATGCCGTTGGCCTCGCAGTGCGGGGCGTCGCATCGGAACCGGGTCAGAGTCTCCGTGCTCATCGGTTCGCCTCCTTGGCGGATGGATTCGGCAGGCCGGTGATGGTTGCGATGCTGGAGGCGTCGAGGCTTCCATCGGCAATGAGCGCGTCTGCGAGAGCGATGACGCGGGGCCAGTGACCCCCGAGGCGTCCATCGGCCCGTGAGCAGACCTGGGTCCAGCCGTCCCACGGGTGGGACAGGAAGCTGAACTCCTGACCGTCCTTCGCGGCGGACTCGACCGCTTTTGCCCGGTCGCTGCGTGCGCCCCGCTCGATCGACCAGGCTCGTTCGGGTGTCCACGCACCGATCTCGCGAAGCCACCGGTCGGCAGCTCGTTCACCAGCGGCCAGCATGGTGGCGTAGTCGCTCCACCGGGCGTAGGTGCCGGTGAGAACGGTGTGGAACATGTGCCCCTGATTGCTGGGGGCGAGTTCGGTGGAGTCGACGCCGATCCCGACGACGAGAGCGGCGACCGCGTGCCCGGCTTCGTGGATAGCTCCGTGCCGTTGGAGAAGGGCACCGTCCTGGAACGGTTCGTAGATGCTGGTCTCGCTGGCCTGTGGGTGCCATGTCCAGACGCCATCCGTGTTCTCAGTCCATTCGGCGGTGGCGGCACGAATGCTCAACTCGGGCATTGGCTCGCGGGCCTGGTGGTCGGGCATGTGACTGCTCCTCGGGAAGGGGGCTCTTTCAGGGTGGCGTGGAATGTGCGCGGTGCTGCCCCCGGTCTGTTGGAGGGTGATGGGTCCACCCTACCTCGAAACCTATTGCGTACGCCATGAGAATGCGGGGATTGGTGAGACCCGAAACGTCTCAACTCCCACCCGGAAGCCGCGGGCAGACACGACGACGCCCCCAGCCGTTCGGCCAGGGGCGGGACTGCGCAGGTACTCGACCCCTACACGATGGCACCGGGGTTACGCCTCACCGAACCGCCTCAGTCGCGGGACTGGCCGAGGTGAGCATCGAACATGGCGCGGGTGCGTTCCGGCCCGTAGAGGGCCATCTGTTTCTGGATGAAGGCATCGGCGCGTTTCCGAACTTCGTCGAGTTCCTCCGGCATCTCCACGTGTGCGGGATCGAACGGCTCCTCAACGCCAACCACCGCGGGGAACGGCTCGTCTGCCGTCCCAAGGTCGTATGCACGCACCTCAGGGACGAGCGGAAGCACGATCATGCGGGATCCCTCCTTCAGGTTCAGCCCGACAGCCGAGGGCGCGTACAGGCTTCCGACCTTCTCGCGCAGGAAGAACGTGGCCGCCTCTGGCGGGGAGACGATGAACCCCCACCTCTCGTACATGCGGGCTAGATCGTCGTCCCACACGAAGCCGGTCAGCATCCGGCGGCCGCGCTGACGCTCGACGCTGGCCGCCGCACGAATCAGCTGCCGGCCGATGCCCTGCCCGCGGGACGCAGGCGCCACGACCATAAAGGCCAGGTGCGCACAGACCGCGTTGATTCGGGAGAACATTGCGCGTTGCATGCCAGCCTGCTGGGCGTACAAGTTCTGGTGCGCTTGCAGCTCAGCCAAGTGTTCGCCCGGCTTCTGGCCGTGGTTGGCGCCCTGTACCAGCACTGCGCCCATCAGTGTGCGTCGCCGCTCAAAGACCAGCAGGCGGAACGGCTCGGTAAACCGGACCGTGTCGACCCCGCTGTCGAGGAGACGGCAGGCCACCGCCAGCTGGATCCGGTCCTGTTCATCCCGGATGACTTCCGTGAGCAGGTCCCGGATGGCGTCGCCTTCTCCGACACGAGCCGGACGTACGCCCGACGTTTCCCCTTTGCGCGCCTTGATCCGTCCCATGTGCGTCTCCTCGGTTCTGGTGGTGTGCAGCGTTGCTAGGTGCGGCTGCGCCCCGGACCAGTCTGTCGGTCCGGGGCGCAGCGAGGGTCGGGGTTACCGGGGCTTGAGCGGCTCGCATCCGCTGATGCTGACGACTCCGTCGGCCTTCTTCAGCGTGATGATGATCCGCTCGTCTGCGTTGGCGGACTTGAGCTGCGGGAACACCGAATCGCTGGTCGGCTCGGTCGAGACCATGCACACCTCGAAGATTCCCTTTTCTGCGCCGGGCGTCGTGTACGTGCCTGCGGGGATGTCCTCGCCGACGACGTAGTCCCCGTTCGCGTACTGCTTCGGCTTCGGTGCGGCCGGCTTGGGCTTGGCGGGGGCCTTCTCCTTTTGGGTGGGGGCGGCCGGCTTGTCGTCGGTCTTCTCGGCGGGCTTGGCGTCGACCTTGGCGGGTGTGCTGGCCGCGGTGTCCGTGCTGTTGCTGCTCGAGTCTTCACCACCACCCGCAGCGATCCCGACGACGACGAAGAACAGGAACACACCGCCGACGATGCTGATCGCCTTGTGGCGGGCGAACCACGACTTCTTCGGCGGGACCGGGCCGCCAGGGTAGCCGGCCGGGGCGCCGTAGAACGGCTGCTGCGGCTGTCCGGGGTAGGGCTGCTGGCCCGGGTACGGCTGACCCTGGTACTGCGGCTGCTGCGGCTGCTGGTTCGGGTTGTACGGGTCCTGCTGGGACACGAGTGTGGCCTCCTGATGGGGCGAGCGGGGACGTGACGTGGGGGTGCTGCGGTAGGGCGTGGGGGATGCGCGTAGGGGCGCAGGCGTGGAACGTGCGGGGAGAAGCGGGGACGGGGCGGGGTCAGCCCAGCGAGCCGGCGAACGCGCCGGACGTGGCCTCCTCAGCCGACAGCTGGATCTTCCCGCGGTGGGAGATCTCCACCTGGTAGAAGTCCTGGTCGCCTGGAACGTCCGGCACAGACACGTCGTACGTGCACGTTCCGGCGGCCCGATCGAACTCCGACAACACCAGCTCACTCGTCGCGATGACGGCACCCGCGGCGTCGTACACGGTCACCGAGGTGCCGAGCCCGATGTCGTCGTACCCGCCGGACCCTTGACATCCACCGGTGCCGTCGTCGATCGCACCGTCGGTCAGGACGAACTCGCCGTTCAGCGTGAACGTGCCGTCCGGGGCGGCCTCGACGGCGGCCGGCTTCCCGTCCGCGGTGATGCTGCTGCCGCCGTTGTCGCCGTGGTCTCGGCTGGTGGAGTACCAGGTGCCTCCGACGATCGCAGCACCGGCAATAGCGCCTATGAGCAGCGTGGTGAGGGTGCGTCGGGTGCTGGGCTTCCCGGCGGGCGTGGCCGCGGTGGGCGGTGCGGCCGGCATCGGCGGAACATCCGGGCCGGGCGTGGAGTCGGTGGTGGGGCTGGGGGTGGTCGGCTGCTCGCCGTCGGCCCAGGAGGGCACAGAGTCGGTCATAGACCTGCCTGTCGTGAGGGTCTGCCGGTGGTGGGGGCACGACGGCATCATGTGGATGATTTGTGTGACAACCGTGGAGCTCCGGTGGTTGCAGTGGGTGGGGGTGATTTCCGGAGCGTCGGGTTGCCGGCCTGCCGGGGAGTCCTGGCGGCGTCTTGGCGCATCACCCACGCTACCCGTTTGTCATGGCGTACGCAATAGGCAACGGGTGTGGGGCAGACACGACAACGCCCCGGACCCGAGTGCAGGTCCAGGGCGCGTACTCCACGTGCGCAAAGCCTACGGCGCTTGTTCCGACGGCTTCGTATCGGCTTCCTTCGCCAAACGGCCCGTCAGCAACGTTGCCGCGGTCAGACCGTGAATGTGGACATCGCCAAGCTTCAAGGCCTGCTCCAGCTCGCGCGCCAACACCGCCACTTCGGACTCCACGCACTCACCGCCCGGACCGGGATGCCAGTCGTGCTTCCGGGCAGCAACTTCCTGCTCCGCCTTGGGGAACGGCTCTCCGTCCCTCGGCCGGGGGACCTGCCCGCCGTTGTAGTAGGCCAGGACGGCCGTCTTGAGCAGAAGCTGTTGCTGCTGAACCTTCCACAGGCACAGCTCCACGATCTCCCGGAGTTCCTTCGGCGAGGCGCACGCCTGCGCCTTGTCGATCTCAGCCTCCCAGGCCAGTTCTGCTGCGGGGCGGGGCTTCTGGTCCATGAAGATCCTTGTCTGTAGATGCTGCGCCCGGCCTGCCCGGGCAGGCCAGTGGTCTGGGGTGATGTTCGTCCGGCCGCCCCAGACCAATCTGTTCGGACCGGGGCGCAGGGCGGGTGGGCTACGAAGCGAGGCCCTTGTCGTTGTGGACATGCCGGGCCCGCGGACTGCCGGAAAACGTGGCGGACTGGCCGGCAGGGGCGCTACGCATGACCCGCTCCGCCTGCGCCCGGCGGGACTCCTCGTCACTGACGGGCTGCACGTCGGTCCAGTAGACGTCAAGCATGGAGCGAAGCGAAACCATCTTGCTGTCCGGGCCAAGCGGCACGCGGATGCGGTCCAGGGCCTGCCACAGCTCGTAGTCGTGTTGCTCGGCCACGCCGCCAATCCGCGCGTGGGCCACCTGGTGCCTCTGCAGAGCATGGGCCAACTCGCGCAGGCGTTCCCGCATGTCCTGGGCGGTCTGATGGTTCGTCGCCCGGTTGATGTTCCGCTTCGTTTCGTTCACCACGGCCAGCGCGTTCTGCATAGTGCGCCCGAAGTTCGTCGCCCGCCGCCGACGCTCCTCGTACTCAGTCTGCGCCGCGGCCAAGGACTTCCACCCGCGGTGCCCGAGCGCCCGGCATTCCCGCCGGAACGCTTCGTGCTCGTCGCGCCGCTTGATGATGCCGCCCATGTTCCGTTGGTACAGCGTCGTCAGGGTGTCGCGGGTTCGGTCGATCAAGCCGGGATCAGTGAGCGCGGCCCAGACCTCAGCATCCCGGTTCGGCGGGTGTGCGTTGGCGATGATGACGCGCTCGAACTGCGAGTCCTCGAGGTTGGCGAGTTCCTGTACGTCCATCTGGCGGCCTCCGAGCCGTGGTGGGCGTTCTCCTGCCTCCATGATGACGGGCACCACTGACAATCCGACCAGAACACCGCAACGCCCCCAACCCGGCATCGGGCAAGGGGCGTTGTGCTCAGGCGTGTGGTGCTGTCTAGATCTCCTGTACGTACGAGGGGTAGTCGTCCCCCCAGTTGTGGCTCTCTCGAACGGCCGAAGACACGCGGTCTCGAACGTTCAGCACGTCGAACGAAGCTCGCTCCCACATGCCGCTCGGGCCGTGTCCGCGGCTTCCCTCGGCAAAGTGGGCGACGGTTTGCAATGCCGGGCAGAAGGAGTCCAGGCCATAGAAGAGAGCCTCTCCAAGTTCGTCCAGATCCGCATGGGTGTGGGTAATCGACGCGTTCAGGGACCGCGCGACAGCAGACATCCCGGCCGAGCACACGATTCCAGCGTCGCGAGGCGACAGAGGGCTGGCCTTGCCGCGGTCGGGTAGCAGTAGACGTTCGATGAGCTCTGCTCGCTGGTTCGGGGTCAGGTCCTTGAGGAGCTGCTCCGCAAGGGCTTTGAGGTCGTCCATTTGAGCTCTCTCCCAGGTTGTTGCCGTATGGCGGGGCCGGCTCGCGGCCCCGCCAATGGTCAGTCAGAACGGGGCGTTGTTGCAGTACGCGTCGACCTGCTCGGGGGTGCCGTACTGCGCGGCAAACTGCGCCCTGAGGCGGGCCGTCTCCTCCGCGTCGTCGACGTCCCGCCGGCACCTGGGGCACATCGTGTCGTCGCTGTCCTTGGCGATCGGATCACCGCAGGAGCAGTCGCGGAAAGGCCGGTGGACCCGCTGTTCGGGCAACTCCGACGCTGCGCTGTCATCGTGCGACTCGGCGGCCTGGGCCCGGCGCTGCGCCGTACGGGCCGCGAGACGCTCCGGGCACGTCTGGCACTCCTGGTTCGTATCGACGTCCACTCCGGCCTCGCACCGCGGGTTCGCACACCCGTACCGATCCCCGGACTTCAGTGGCCGAACCATGGCAACAGCAGCACCGACAAGGGAGTCAATGCCCCCGGCGTAGAACTTTGACGCCCAGCCGTGGTGGTTCCATCGCTGATGGATACGAGCACCCAGCTGCTCCACCGTCCGGTCCGCACCCGGCACGTCGCCTGCGAGGGCGTCCAGGATCACTTGCGACAGCGTCGGGACGTTCGGCAGCGGGTCGATGTGCTCACCCGTCTGCGGGTCCGTCCAGCCGGTCAGGACGTGCTCGGGGAAGTGCGCCCGCACCGAAGCAACCAGAGTCAGCTGCTCCCGGGTGTGCTTCGTCTTGTTGCTGCCGCTTTTCTGCCCTCGAGCCGGCCGGTCGGTGCCGTCGTGCTGGGGAGAGGAGGGGCTGGTCTTGCTGGACGCGGCGCAGCCGCCTTCAGCCTCGCGCACGCTACTACCGTCAGAGGGCCTACGGCCGTCCCCAGCGCTACGCGCTGCAAGCGCATCCCCACCGGTAGCCGTACCAAAAGAAGGAACCAGAGGGACTTCGCGTTCCGGCTGGTCAGCGCCCGGATCCGGGTCGCAATTCGAACCCCGCGGGTCGGAATTCAAACCCGCCGGGTCGGAATTCCGACCCGCATCAGTCTCCGGGGAGCTCCTGTCACCGCCCGGGTCGGAATTCCGACCCGCAGCCTTCTCGGCCTCCATCCGGTTGATGTAGGAGAGCTTGACCTCGGCGTTCCGCCACCCCGAGTAGCCCTCCGCGGGCATGTCGTTGATGCGGATCCGGATCGGCCTCTGAGCCGCCCCAGCACGAGACGACGTCTTCACGGGGCCTCCCTCGGGCGTGGAGATCAGGCCGGCCCCCGAGAGGCCCGTGATGATGCTCCGGACTCGGGTCAGGCTGCTGGGCTTCCCGTTCGGACCGGGAATGAGTTCGCAGAGGACGGTCAGAGTCAGCTTCCGGACCGGGTTCTTGTACTTCTCGAGCACCAAGGCGCGCAGGATGATGTATCCGCGGACGTCCGGGTCGCGGAGACCAGGGCAGAGGGCGATCCAGTCGTGGACCCGGGTGGTGTACCAGCCGTCGTTTTCGGGTCCGTAGAGCTCCACCGGGGTCGCGCCCTCGGGGCCGTACTGGAACTGGTCGGCGCTCACAGGATCACTCCAGCCGTACGGAGGATCACGGAGCGTGCGCTTGCGGTGGTACTGGTTGCTACGGGTACCCTCACGGGGACACCTGTTCTTTCGTGAGTGGTGTGTCTGTCGCAGCGGGGTGCAACCCGCTGTAGTGCTTGGACGGCCGGTGGAGCTGCGATCCGCCGGCCGTTCGTGCGTCCCGGGCTACCTCGAGTCCGGGCCTGGCCCACTAAGGGGCTCACTGCGCGCTACCCGAGTCGGGCGCCTGCTTTTGGCTGGCCAGAGGGTGCTCTCGGAAGAAGTCCAGGAACGGGTCGGTCTCCATGACCGTGGCGTTGGCGACCGGCCAATACCGGTGCGCGCGGCCTTCGCCGAACGGCCAGTCAGGGTGGTGCTCGGCGATGTACCGGATGCCCTGATGGGTGATCTTCTCGACGATGCGCAGCTCCATGAGCAGAAGCGCGCCGCTCTGGAAAGTCACGACGGGGGGCAGGGGAATGTTTTTCGGGTCGCCCCGTTGGGCGCTAGTGAAGCTCACTAGTAGGCTCCCTTATGTGAACAGCTCTTCGCGGGGTTGGTCACTGCTGCCGACTTCGCAGGTCGGTGGTGCATAGGACGGCCGGGTGGGGTCTGTAGCCCCTCCGGCCGTTCGTGCGTTCAGGCTGGCTTGCCTGGCGCTCGCGCGGCTAACGGATCATGCTTGCTGCTGCCGCCCGGATCGTCACGAACGGGCCTTGCGGAACGGCGCCGCCCGACGGGCAGGCGAACCAATTGTGTAGAGCGACGTCCGCGTCCGTGCCGGATCGGACCTGACCGATGAGCTGGCCGTTGAACGAGACCAGGAACGGTCCCAGCTGCTCCGACTCGTCGACGCAGGCGTACGCCAGGCCCGGCTTGGACTTCAGGGTGGCGATGACCTCTTCCCGACGGACCGCTTCGACTGCACGGTCCAGCTCCAGCTGAGCTGCTGATGGTTGGTCGCTCATGGACGGTCCTTTCGGGGTAGCGGCAACGCCTCGTACGACAACTCCATTCGGTCGCCCGCGGCAACTACACGCAGTAGCTCGATGGGGCGGCCAGAGTCACTACGGCTGATCCTCTCAATGGTGAGCACGGGTAGGGAAACCCCTGTGCCGAGCTGCGCTCCTTCCTCCTTCGTTGGCATGCGGGCAGCAACCCGTTCATCTGCCTCAACAGCCGCCATTCCAGCGGCGGCGAGGGCGCGATAGACGCCACCGTCGACCTTGCCCGGTCGGTCCAGGCCGGCCGCTACGGCGACATCGAGCGGGTACCAGGCGTGCTGGATCTGCACGACCTGTTGCTCAATGAGCGCTTCCCGGCGCCGGCATACGAGGTCGTTCTCCGACTCCAGCCCCAACAGGGCGGCCACGTCTGGATCACGTACCTGTTCCACGGTGACCGTCTTCATCACGCCTTCGAGGCCCTGAGCCTTGCAAGCGGCCTCGAACGGCCCCAGTTGCCCATCGGACTCGATGGATCCTTTGTATCGGCTGAGCGGGATGCGCACCTTGCGCCTGTCCCGTACGACCGTTCCGTACCGCCGTCGAGCGACGACCAGCCCCTCCTGCACGAGCACATCCACCGCAGTTCGAACTGTCTGCTTGGACGCGCTGAACCGATCCATCAGGTCGGTGGTGTGGGGCAGCAAGCTCCCGGGCGGGAGATCGCCACTCTCGATCTGATCGCGCAGTGCGTCCGCGATGTCGCGGTACATCGGCTGGGTCTTCGGCATATGAACCTCCTTCCTGCTTAGTCAGCATTATTCCTGGGACTAAGCTTGACATGCAAGTCTAGTCCTAGGAATATTAGAAGTGTCCTCATCGCCTCACGGCATGAGAACGGCCCCCGGTGGTTGGACACCGGAGGCCGCGTTACAGACCCACCCGCCTGCCATAACAGGAGGTTGATCCGCGTGAACAAGCCTAGCGGGCTCACCGGACACACCGCACATACCCCCGACAGGGACCTGCCGAGCAGCGAGTTCCTCGCCGGCCTCGTTCAGCGCCTGTCCCGCCCCGACAACGCCACCCGCACCTTCACCCCCGACACGCTTCGCACCGTGCTCCTCATGAGCGCCCGCCTCACCCACGAGTGCGCGAAGTACAACCGGGACGCCTCCCAGGCCTGGCACGAGAACCGGCACGGGAACTACCACACGAAGGACGCCCGGACCCGGGCTATCCGCGACGCCAACGACCTTGCCGACTACGCGTGGGACGAAGCGACCCGCGATGCCGAGGCCGCCTACGCGCTCCTCGTGACCCCGGACGTCATGGCCATCACCGCGGCCGACCTGGTGGACAGCCTGACCGCCGACGAGGCGCTGCGCCGCACCGTCGCCGACCCGACCGTCCGACCGCGCCGGCTGATCGCCGCCGGTATCAAGCGCGGCAGCGGCCAGCTCGTCGTCAAGGCGGTGGCGGCATGAGCGTTCCAGACGACATCCGCGCCCTCGTCTATGCCCTGTACAAGCTGGGCGGCGGTGAACTCCGCCGCGGCCAGGCCGGCATTCGCGTCAACCTGTCGGGCCTGAACACGGGATCGAAGACCCCGTGGACGGACTGCTTCAGCGTCGACATGAGCGTTGAGACGTTCGCCCGGCTCGTCAAGGCAGCCGAGCAGGAAGTACAGCCCGCACAGGCCCCGCTGGTGGCGGCCCAGTCCGCCTCGGGTACGGACATCGACCCGCTTCTCGAGCAGGACCTGGAGGAGCACTGCATCGGTCTCGACACGGACTTCCTGATGTCGATGGCCGCGCAGGACCCGCACCGGGCTGTGGCCGCGTTCGACGAGATCACCCGCGAGGGCGAGCTGTGACCGCCGCCGAGCAGCAGGCCAACGCCAACGCTGCCGCCGAACTGCAGGCCGCTCTCGAGCGCGCTGCCGCCGACCTGAAGGCCGCACAGGAAGCCCTGGCCCGCCTCACCGAAGTCTCCGGAGGCCAGAAGTGACCGCCGTTCACACCGAGGGCAACGCCGTTCCGCCCCTGGATGACGACCTCGCCTACGCCCTCGACCGCACGGCCGATGTCCACGCCGGCATCGACCTCATCCGCGACGGGATCCGCCTGATCGCCCTCGACCGCCTCGACATCGACAAGACCCAGACCGTCATCGGCTTCCTCGCCGGAATGCCCGAAGGCAACGACGTCCTCACCGCCCTCGCCCACCTTGTGGCCCGACTCTCCAACGCCGACACCAACCCGTCCCTCCGCACCCTGCCCCTCGACCAGCAGAAGACCGCCCAGCACCACGGCGAACAGGCCGCCCTCCACCTGACCGACGAATGGCTCCACCAGCACGCATCCGAAGCCTCCGCCGCCATCGACGGCATCTGACCCGAAAGGACCAACGACATGCCCGACACCCGAGAGCCCGTACAGCTCGCGGCGGACGTCATCCGCGAGGCCGTGACCTGCGAGCGAGAGCAGTGCCTGCCGGAGGACCACCAGCGCTTCGTCGCCGAGAACATGCGGATCGCATCCGAGCAGATCAACAACTCCTAACCCCCCGCCGGGGTCCGGTTGCCGAGCCGACAGACGACCGGACCCCACCCCCCGACCACCCGCCAGAACATCCCCGGAAGGAACCAGAACCATGAGCGACGCAATCCAGGCCGCAGCAGACGCCGTCCGAGCCCACCAGCAGGCCCCCGACACCGCGACCCTCCACGACATGCAGCAGAAGGTCCAGGACGCCCAGAACCAGGGCGCCAGCCTCCAGGACATCGCCGCCGCCAACCGCAACGCCTGACCACCACAGCCCCGGCATTCACGCCGCGAAGGCGCCGGATCGACTCCGGCCCGGGGCACGCACCGCACCACCCGGCCACCCGCCAGCACCAGCCAGGAAGGACCACCCCATGGACGCCAACACCGCCCCCGCCCCGCACCAGCCCGCCAACGACGCCGACGCCCGCGAAGCCGCCCGCCAGATCCTCGGCGATGGCTTCGACCACGTCCTGACCGGCGACTGGCACCAGACCCTCGCCGAGGCCGCCGCCCTCTGGGCCCCCGCCGCCTGATGCGCAGCCACTACGCCGCCTACATCTTCCTGACCCTCGCCCTGCTCGCCGCCTACACCGACCAACCCGTCCCCGCGCTCGTCAGCGCAGGACTCGCCGCAATCACCTGGAAAGGAAACCGAAAGCGATGACCACCAAGCCCGCCCAGCAGGCAGCCGCCACCAACGCCCCCGTGCGCTCGCTCACCGGCGGGCAGAAGTGGGTGCTCGCCCTTGCCACCATCCCGATGATCGCCGTCGGTATCGCCGGCGCCATCGGTACCTACGCCAACGCCACCGCCGAACTCCACCGCTCCGAGACCGCCATCGGCGTCGTCGCGGCCGGTGAGGGCGCCACCCTCGTCGCCGCCATCGTGATGATCGGCGTCACGATGCTCGGCCAGGCAGCCCCCTTCATCGTTCGATCCGCCCTCTGGGCCCTTCCCGCCGCAGCCTCCACCATGGGCATCGTCATCGCCCCCCACGCCAAGGAAGCCGTCGTCTACGGGCTCACCCCCCTCGCGATGACGGCATCCGCCGAAGGCATCAGCTTCCTCGCCCGCCGGATCGTCTCCCACACCACCGGAGTCGACGTCGAGGCGCAGCGCCGCAACGCCGAGACGATGCGCCAGGTCGCCTACCACGCAGCCCGTGCGGAGCGGCACCCCGACGAGAAGGTCCGGGCGAAGTCGGCTCTGACGGCGTGGAAGCTCATGAGCCAGATCGGAAGCGGAGACGCCGAGCTCGGCTCAGGACTCATCTCTGTGCAGCGGGACCGGCTCACCGATGGAGCCGACGCGGCTCTCGTGGCCATGCTTGGCGGCACCCGTGAGCCCTCCCTGGCTCGGCCGGTGAGCCGGGCCATCGAGTCGGGTGAGCCGACCGTTGAGCCGACTCGTGAGCTGCCCGGCAGCGCCGTGAGCCTGACCGGGAACACGGAGCCGAACCAGGACGCCACCCCTCGCACTCTGACCGACCCGGCAACGATCACCGCACCGGCTGACCAGCAGCTTCGCCGTGAGCCCGTCTTGATCCCGGCTGAGCCGACCTTCGCCAAGACCGTCGAGCTGAGCACTGAGACGACCGCCACTGAGCCCGCTGAGACGGAGACCGGCTCAGACGAGAAGGAGCAGCAGATCGCCACGCTGGCTCACCGGCTCACGCTCGGCGACCGGCTCACCAAGACCACCGCGGCTCAGATCCTCGGAGTGAGCCCGGCCACCGCAGGCCGTCGGCTCAAGGACGCCCGCGACCGCATCAGCGACGGAACGGGGATGTACCTGTGAGCCAGATCAGCATCGACCAGAAGCGCCCGCGGGCCGTTTCCTCGTCCGCGTTCACGAGCCCCGACATCCGCCCCACCGGCCCGGCCGGTATCCAGACCCCGGCCGTGGAGCTGGGGCACGCGGATACCCCGCCATGGAGCCATCGGCTTCTGCCCCCGTTCATCCGAGGGTTACTCGCTGACCTCGGCTGGTGGCAGGACCCGGCACCGCAACTGCCGTCCGTCCACCTCGAGCAGACCCTGGCCGTCCTCAAGAAGTACGGGTGGTGCCAGTCCCTCGACGTCACCCCCACCGGCCGGCTCTGCATCCGCGGCGCCCAGAACGTCCTCGAGAAGACCGGCCACACCACCCCGGAGGCCCGCGAAAAGGCCGTCGGCTACATGCAACAGGCCCTCGCCCAGGCCGGAATCAGCATGCAGTTCTTCGCCTGGAACGACCTGCCTGACCAGCAGTTTTCCGCAGTTGAGGCCCTTCTGACGGGGGCCGCCCGCCTTGCCCGAGAGAACGGAGAGTAAAAAATGTCCGCCCCCGAAGACGAATTCGAGCGCATCATCAAGGAATTCCGCGTGAACCCCTCCGAAATCATCGACCAGAACCCCTACAACGCCCCCACGCAGCACCAGAAGGCGGGCCTCACGAAGCGCGGAAAGGCCGCCCTCGGAATCGGTGCCGCGGTAATCGCCGGTGGCAGCCTGATCGGCTACCAGGTGCATTCCGCGAACGTCGCGGAACAGGAGACCAAGGCACAGGAACTCGCCGTGAAGTCGCAGGCCCTGGAGCTGGAGAAACTCCGCGAGACGAACCGCGCGAACGAATCCGACCGTAAGGAGAAGGCCAGCCAGGCGAAGGCCCGCCAGGCGTCCATCAACACGTGCGTGAAGGACAGCTCGGACCTGGTCGGCAAGGGCTTCGGCTCCCCGTCGCACCGGGACCTCGTGGACGACTGCCAGGCCCAGTACGCCGACATCCCGGCCAGCGGCGACATGGAGGCCGCGGCCTCCGCTCAGGACACCGACAACAGCAACGGAGGCGGCGTGAACCAGGGCCTCCTGATCGGCGGCGGTGTCCTCGTCCTGTTCCTCGTGGGCGCCGCCAAGAAGGGCACCCGAACCAACCCCGCCTAGTTACTTCCCACTTCCTCCCAGCCCGAGAATGCCCGATCTTCGCCTCCCAGGGGGCGTCTGAACGGGCCTTTTCGGGGGCGGGAAGTCAGTAGGAAGTGATCACCGACACCAGAGAGAGTGAGGAATGTTGTGGCATCCGACGCGATCAATCCGGCAGTTCCCGGCCCGGCCGACCCGCCCGACGCGAACGCCCCTGGCCGCCCCGCCGAGGGTCTGATCGCGTCCCTGCTCGCCCCCGTCGCACCCGCCCGGCCGACGTTCGACCTGACCGCTCCTGCGGGGGCGGGCGGGGCCACGGACGCGGCCGTCACGGGCGTCTCCAGCGCCGCCTTCCACGGCACTGAGGAGGCCACCCAGCAGGACAGCAAGGCCGCGGCCAACAGTGCCCAGAAGAAGGGCATCTGGCGGGCGTGGATGCTGGCCGGCGCAGCCCGCTGGGGACGGGGCGGCGGTACGCAGAACAAGCGCCTGGACATGAAGAAGGCAAAGGCTCAGGCGCAGCAGGTGAAGGAGACCCGAACGGTTTCGATAAACCGCTCTCCTGCCCCGCTCAGTAAGGGTTCTTTCGGCGCCGGTTCGAAGGGATCTAGCAATAAGTCTCTGAATTCGAAGGGTAATTCTGGCGGTGCGGTGAAGGGCCCGCAGAATTCCAACGGGAAGGCTCACCAGGGTCCCGCCGGGCGTTCCGGAAACGGTGCCGGAACAGGCCCTGGTGGCAGCGGTGGCCGCGGACCGAGTGGCGGCCGCACAACCAACGGGCCGGGTGGGCGAGGTGACAGCGCTTCCCCGAAGAGCCCCAAGACGGATGCCGGTGGCCGCCGTACCCCGAAGCAGGAGAAGACCAGCCTGACGAAGGGCGGCACCACCAACAGCCCGAAGGACACGTCGGGTGGTTCCGCGGGCGGGAAGAAGGGCGCCCCGGGGCCGGCAGGCAGCCCCGGCAAGAGCGGCGGTACGGGCAGTGGCGGTTCGACCGGCGGCAGCAAGGGATCCGGTTCCGGCTGGTTCTCCAGCAGCAAGAACGGCAAGACCCCCGCCGCCAAGGACGCCCCCACCAGCAAGGACACCAAGCAGGCCCCGGCCCAGGGCGACAAGACGGCGAAGGGCAAGGACACCAAGGCCGCCCCCACCCCCGGCTCTGCCGCCACGGACCCGGCCAAGACGAACGGTAAGACGAAGGTCAACCTGCTCAAGCGCAAGCGCCAGACCCCCGACATGGCCGGCCAGAAGAGCAGCCCGGACACCCCGGCCAACGGGAAGCGGTTCTCCACCCGGGAGTCCCGCGAGACCGGATACCGCGACGGCACCCGCGCCGCGAAGGTCGCCGCCCACACCAAGGCGTACCGCGACGGCGTCAAGGACGGATGGGCCGACACCACCCAGGCCGCCGACCAGCAAAAGAGCCGCCTGGACGAGGCACACCAGGCACGCATCAAGGCCCGAGACGAGGAGAAGCCCGTGACCGGCATAGAAACCAGCGCGGACTACCACCAGCCCGAACCGATCGGCGTGAAGGAGGTCACCACCTCACACGTCGTCCTCGGCGACGGCGCGGCAAGGGAGTCCCTGAGCCGCGCCGAGGTTCGCTCCCTGAAGGGCTTCGAGCGGCGCCTGGAAGCGAAGACCGGAACCATGACGAAGATCGGGGAGCAGACGAAGTCCCTGAAGGGGCACGCCGACGAGCAGGCGAAGAAGGTCACCAAGCTCCTCGAGGACGCCAAGGCCGTCAAGGGCGGCGAGAAGCTGGCCGGCAGCCTCGCCAAGCTGCAGGAGGCCGCCGCAGTCCAGGCCGGCAAGGCCGAAGACATCCACAAGCGGGCCGTCCGCGCAGCCGAGGGCTGCGGCGTGGCCCTGGCCAACGTTGAGACCCGGTACGGCGGCATGTACAAGGCCGTCGTCGACTCCGACGAGACCGCCCCCGCCGAACTCCGCTTCTACAAGGACCAGGGGTGACCAGCCATGGCTGACCTGACGTACAAGCAGCTCCAGAAGGCCGTGACTGACCTCGCGAAGGACGTTGCCAAGGGATCGGACGCCATTCGGACCGTTGCCCGGCAGATCGACGAAGAGGCGCAGGACACGGCCCGCGTTGCCGAGGCGATCGCCGGGGTGGGAGTCGACCGCGACACCGTCTCCGAGACCAGCGAACTGTCAAAGATCATGCGTGGGGTGTCCGAAGCCGCCCTCGCCTACGCGTCCGCCGGCGACAACACGACCAAAGCCGCCAAGGCCGCATACGACCAGGCCCACACCACCCACAACGGGATACAGGAGGCCTACTCCCGCTCCACCGTCAACATCAGCAACCTCAACCGCGAATGGCTGCGCCAGGAATAGCGGACCCGACGGGCGGGACCAGGAGGCACCCCGGTCCCGCCCCCCATACCCCGGACTACCTACAACCCACGAAGGAGTATCCAGTGACCACCAACGCCACGACCACCCCGCGCGCCACGTCCGCTGAGCGCACCGCAGCCATTGTCACAACCGCCGCGCCCGTCGCCGTCGGCCTCGTGGCTCCGTTCCTCGACGGCGGCGCCGCACTGACCGCAGCCATTGCCTACGCTGGCGCGGCCAGCGTGACCGCCCTGAACTACTTTGAGCGCCTCCCGCAGGCCCTGACAGACAACCTCCCCGCAGAGGACATCGTCCAGGCCCACAAGACCCCGCTGTTCATCTGCACCATCACCACCGGAATGTCCCTCGGCATGGGCAGCATCATGGGACCGGACGGCGCCGATGCATTGATGGCAGGAATGCTCGACCCGATGTCCATCCCTGGCATCGTGTCCCTCGGCTGGTGGGCTGCTGTCGCCCTCGTGCCGTGGAAGCTGCGCAACGTCCTCGGCCGCAAGCCCAAGGCAGCCACCCTCGTGCAGGGCGCCCCGGTGGGTGCACCCGCGCCCGCCCTGCCGCTCACCGGCGCGCAGGCGATCCTCAAGCGGTGGGCAGAGCACGTATCCCACCCCCAGAACGGGGCACACCGGGGACAGGAGCTCACCGTCCGCACCTGCGGGACCACCCGCTGGGTCGGCACCATCACCGCCCCTGTCGGATCGTCCGTCACCGTCACCGCGGAGACGGTGTCCTCCGTCTACCAGATCCCCGCCGCATGGATCTCCTTCAAGGCCGGCGCCCACGCAGGGGAGCGCCACATCGCCGTGAACCTGACCGCCCCCGCCGACCTCGACCCGTCCACCCTGACCGGGGCGTGGAAGAAGTGGGTGGCCAAGCCCAACGGCCTCATGGCCGGCACCCACCTCAAGGACCTCCGGGACGACCCCAACACCGGCGGGCAGGTCGCCCTCATCGTTGCCGGAGACGACCTCGACCGCCTTCGCCACCCCGACCGCATGGACCTTGCCGGAGCCATGCGCGTCACCAACCCGCTGCTGATCTCCTACGAGCCCCGCCAGAACCCCCGCGAAGCCGTCATCCGCAAGATGGACCGCAACCCCCTCGAGCAGGGCACCCCGTTCCCCGGCGTGCACGTCCTCAAGGCCAACGCCAACGGCTACATCGAACTCGGCCGAGGCGTCTCTGGATTCCCCGCCCGCATCCAGCTCCACGACCCGGCACTCGGCGCCCAGCACTGCATCGTCGCCGGGGTCACCGGCTCCGGAAAGGGCGGCACCCTCCAGCTCATCGCCCTCGCCCACCACGTCAACGGATCCGCGATCATCTACGCCGACCCCAAGGGATCCTCGAACCCGGCGATCGAGACGATGGCCGCCTACTCCGGTCTCGGCCCGGACGACGCCATGGGGGCCCTCCGCCTCTGGTACCACGGCCTCCAGCACCGGGTTGCAGAGTCCGCGCGCCTCAGCATGAAGAACTTCAAGCCCAGCCCAGACCGCCCGTGGGCGCCCCTCATCCTCGACGAGGCCAGCAAACTCCTCGGAGAGAACGCCGAGCACCGCAAGGAAGCCACCTTCATCATCAACGCCGGCGCCACCTTGGGCCGCTCCCTCGGCATGCCCGTCATCCTCGCCAACCAGCTCATGCAGCTCGCTCAGCTCGGCGGAGACGCCGCGATCCGCGACAACGTCTTCTACGGCGGATCCCTGATCCTCCTCCGCTCCGACTCTCAGCAGAAGCACCTCATCGACCTCCCCGAGAACTTCGCCGGCTGCAACCCCGCCGACATCCCCCCGGCCTGGTCTGGCGACCGCGACATGGTCTACGACCCCAACACCCCGCCGGACGACCCGAAGCGCACCTTCGGACTCGCGTTCGCCGCCAGCCCCGGCGCCCACGCCGAGATGATGCGGAACTGGATCCTCGAGGACGCCACCCCGCACATCGACACCGACAACATCGTCATCCCCGCCGACTGGCCGTTCTGGGACCAGCGCCACGAGCTCGCCACCCAGTCCGTCCTCCCCGACGACCAGGCCGGCAGCGACGATGACGACGACTTCGCCAGCGGCATGCTGTTCGGCTCCGTCAACGTGTCGAAGAAGGGCCCCTCGGCCGACGACAAGATCCTCCGGGCGCTTGAGGAGATCGCCGACCCGCTCGGCCTCGAGGTCATCTACAAGGACAAGGCCGAGATCGCCGTCCTCGCCAGGCTGGAAGGCTCCACCTTCGACAACGCCCTGTCCCGCCTGTACAAGGCCGAGAAGATCCACCGCCAGATGAGGGACGGCAAGGAAGTCCGCGGCTACTACGGCCTCGGCCCGGCCCCCGAAGACCAATGACCCGCAGGGGGAACCGGGGGAGGAGCAGCCCGGACAAACCCCTGATCGTGCGCCACGATTGAGTTGCACGGCCGGTCAGGGAGCCCCGGTGTCCCCGCGCCCACTCCCCGGCCAGGCCGTGCAACGCATAGCCACCCGGAACGCGGGCAGCAGACCGAACAACCCCGCTCGAGCCGGTACTTCCCCCGACCTGCTCGAGACACCCGGCCCCCATCAGGCACCCCCCGCCTGGTGGGGGCCGCGGCATGCCCCGGCTACTTCACCGGCTTCCAGATTCCGCAGTCCCGAGTCGTGAACTGCCCATCCGACGCACGGATTGTCACCGTGATCTGCTGCGCCGACGTCGCGAAGCTGTTGTCGATGATGTCCCCACCCCTGGAAGTCCGCTCCCAGTAGCAGTCCGCCAGGTCACCCTTCGCCCGGTACGTGCCCGGCCCGATCGCATCGTCGGCCGTCCCCGGCTTCGCCTTCACCTTGTACGTGCCATCCGAGTACGACCGGGACGCCTTCCCGTCCAACGCCTTCTCCACCGTCGTCATCAACTCCGGGCACAGCTTCGGCACCCCCATCCGCAGCACCGCAGCCTCGTCCTCGGTCGGCTTCCGCATCATCAGCCACTCAGCCGGATCGTCATCCACATCCTTGCGCTCCGGCAGCGCTTTGCAGATGTCCGCCACATAGTCGGACGCCGACTCACCAGGCATCCACCCCTTCGCGGTCGCCTCCTGGTCGATCTCGTCCTCCCAAGTCGGCGGCTCCTCCACCGTCAGAGAAGGCGCCGGTGCGGCCTCCGATACCGACGGACTCGAGGCCGCAGGCTTCGCATCATCACCGCCATCGCTTCCGCACCCCGACACCAGCGCCAGCGCGACGAATCCCGCCGCAACAGCCCCCACCCCACCCATATGCCTCATGCCGCGCAGGATCCCACCAGGACCGGGCAGGGGGAAGAAAGACCGGCACATCGGGGATCATCGGTTACAGGCGCGGGGCCTGACGACAACACAGAGCGGGAGCCCCGACCGCCATGCCAGCCTCCAGAGCAAAGCAAGCCGAGACCGCAGGCCGCCGCGCCGACCTCATCCGACTGCGCCGCAGCGGCGTCCGATTCGATGACCCGCTCATCCTCGCCCTCGGGTACAGCAGCTCCGGCGCAGCGCGGAAGGACCTCATCCGCGCCCTCGAGCAGAACCGTGACGAGGAAGCTGCCGAGGTCTCCGTCTACCGGCAGCAGGAGAACGAGCGGTACGACGTCATGCTCCGCGCCATCTGGGCAGAGGTCGAAGCCGGTGACCTCCGGTCCATCGAGACGGCCCTGAAGATCTCCGACCGGCGTTCCAAGCTGAACGGGTGGGACGCCCCCGTGCGCACCGAACTGTCCGGCCCCGACGGAGGCGCCGTCCCTCTCGGCAGCGGGTCGCTGACCGAGCTGAACACCCTCATCAGCCTTGCGGGAGAGACCAGTACCGACGAGCAGGGCAGCCAGGGGCCCACGCGTGACCACGACGGATGACCTCCTCGAGGACACCCTCCTCGAGCACTACCGGACCCTTCCCGTCGCCGCCCGCAAGCGCATCGCCCAGCAGGCCGGCCCCGACGTGCGCCGCCGACTGGCCTGGGTGGAACGCCAGATGGCCATGGACCTGTCCCCGGGCGCCCTTGCCGCAGTCCTCACCGAGAACCGGGAGAAGCAGGCCCCGCACCTCGACATGATTGATGACGTGTTCCGTCGCATTGCCGCAGGCGAGCGCATGCAGGTGATGATTACCTGCCCGCCGCGGCACGGAAAAAGCCAGAGGGCGTCCCGCTGGGGTCCGCTCTGGTACCTGCGGCGCAACCCGACCGCCCGCGTCATGCTCGCCTCCTACGGTGCCGAACTCGCCGACGACCACGGCCGATGGGTCCGCGACCAGCTTCGCGAGCACTCCGACACCCTCGGCGTCCGCCTCGACCCCGGATCCCACGCCGCGAACCGGTTCGACCTCGAAGCACCGCGCGGGTCGTCCGTGCGCGGCGGCATGGTCACCGCCGGCGTCGGAGGCTCGCTTACTGGCAAAGGATTTTCGCTCGGTGTGATCGATGATCCTTTTAAAGGCTCCGACGACGCGAACAGCCCAGCCCAACGCCAACGCGTCTGGGACTGGTACCGGTCCGTCTTCTACACGCGTCGTGCCCCCGGCGCCTCCATCGTCTTGATCAACACCAGGTGGCATGAGCTCGACCTGTCCGGACAGATCCTCGCCACCGAACCCGAGAACTGGACCCTCATCGACCTGCCGGCCCTCGCCCTGTCCGCCACCGACCCCCTCGGACGCGAACCCGGCGAAGCCCTGTGGCCCGCCCAGTACGATGCCGAAGAACTCCACCGCACCAAGAAGGCCGTCGGCGAACGAGTCTGGTGGGCGCTCTACCAACAGCAGCCCCGCCCCCTCGAAGGCGGCGTGTGGAAGTGGCCCTGGATCACCGAGAACCGCATCGACCCGATCGCGTTCCGGGCCGTCGACCTCTCCCGCGTCGTCGTCGCCCTCGACCCCGCCGGAGGCGACACCCCAGGACACGACGAATCCGGAATCGTTGCCGCAGGCCGCTCCACCGACGGCCACTACTACGTCCTCGCCGACCGCACCGGCAACCACTCCGCCGACGCCCGAGGGCGCGAGACGTGCATCCTCGCCCTTGACCTGCAGGCGGACGCCATCGTCGTGGAGACGAACTACGGCGGCGACATGGCACGCCAGAACGTCGTCCAGGCATGGGCCGAGCTCGAGCGGCAAGGCCGAACCAAGGGCCAGCCGATGCCCAGGATCGTCGAAGTGACCGCGAAGAAGGGGAAGCGGCTGCGCGCCGAGCCCATCGCCCAGCTGTACGAAACCGGGCTCGTCCACCACACTGCAGAGTTCCCCGCACTGGAGACACAGATGGTCACCTGGGTGCCTGGCCTCGACTCACCCGACCGCATGGACGCCGCCGTCCACGCCCTCACCGAGCTCGCCAACCCTGCCTCCGCGTCCGTGGGTAGCTCCTCGTACGCCGACCAGAGGCTAACGGGCCGCCGTTGACCGGGGGCAACACCCAGGCCCCGCGCCCGTACGCTGATCACATGGCGCGGGGCCTGGTGCAGAGGGGTTTCTGGTGGGTCTCAGGCAGATCGCCATCCACGCATGGAGCTGGCTGAACTACAAGCCTGTCTACAGCGACGCGATGGGCATGCCCAACCGTCGTGCGTTCCCCGAAGCGCAGGCCATGTGGGTGCCGGCCGAGGACGAACGGCGCCTCGCCGCGTACAAGCTGCTGTCCGCCTACGACCACAACCAGGCCGCGGAGATCGCCGAGGTCGTCGACGGCCCGAACGCCCGCGACCGGCGCGAGTTCGGGGACCCGTCGATGTTCATCGACACCCTCGTATCGAACGTGCTGGGCCGCGAGCAGAAGATCGTGGTCCCCGGTGCGGAGCAGACCGGAACGGTACAGAACGGGACTGTGTCAGCCGCAGCTGCGGAACGCGTCCAGGAACTCCTGCGCGACTGGGCCAAGGCCGAACTGCTGCCCATGCGTCTGCAGCAGTGCGAGCGGAAGACCGTTGCACTCGGGGACGGCGTGTACCGCATGGCGTGGGATCCGGCGAAGCGCCGCCCGACCCTGCGCGTCACCGACCCCGGGTTCTACTTCCCCGTCATCGGGGAGGACGACGACGGTGGGGAGTACCCGCGCCGTGTTCACTTCGCCTGGGAACTTCCCGCGGATCCCAAGCGGGACCTCAAGGCCCGGTTGCGGCGCATCACGTACGAGCTGGACTGGATTCGGCCGCTGACCGTGACCGGGGTCGACGAGACCGGTACCCGTGCGGTCCGCGCCTTTCCTCCCGCCCCCGTGGTGGAGGGCGAAGACGGGACGGAGCCCGCAGCGCCCGTGCTGACGGCCGGCGACACCATCGAACCCGTCACCGGGGCCATCGCCCGCCAGTACGCGTGGAACGACGAACCCTCCTACTTCACCTGCTACCTCACCGACGCCACCTGGGTCATCGGCGACCTCAAAGGCCCTGTCGACGTCGACTCCCTGCCCCTCGCCAGTGCCACCTATGCCACCCGGTCGGACGGTGAGGTCCTCGACCACCTCGACCTCCTCATCGACTTCATCCCGGTCATCCACGTCCCGAACACGGTGCCGCCGGCAGAGGAGCACTGGGGGCAGTCCAGCCTCGCGAAGGCCCTGCAGGTCTTCGACGAGCTCGCCGGGTCAGACACCGACTCCGCCCGCGCGTCCGCAACCACCGGACTGCCCATGCTCGCCGTGTCCGGTGTCACCGACTCCCGGCAGGAGCTGGCCGCCGGACCGGGCATGGTCTTCAAGCTCGGCGAGACCGGCCGCCTGACCGCCGTCGACACTTCCACGGCCCTGGCAGAACTCCGCAACCATGTTGCCGACCTGAAGGACCGGGCCTCCAACATCGTGCGGCTGCCCGCCGTATCCCTGGGCACTCTCAGCCCGTCCGAGGTGCCGTCCGGGTTCGCCATGCAGGTCTCCCTGGGCCCCCTCGACTCCCTCATCGGCAGCATGCGCCTGGCCCGCGAACACAAGGAACGACTCCTCCTGAAGTTCGTCCAGCGTCTCTACCTGGCAGGCCAGCACGACGACTGGGCCGGGATCACCCCGCAGGACGCCGAACTCGTCCGTGGCCCGTACACCCCCACCGACAAGGCCGCCGTTTTGGAGCAGGTCGCCAACGGTGTCCCCAAGGGCGTCATCTCCCTCGAGACCGGGGTGCGGATGCTCGCCGACGCCGGGTTCCCCATCGACGACATCGAGCAGGAGATCGAACTCATCCAGTCCCGGGCGTTCGAGCAGGCCCGGTTCCTTGCCGACGCCCTCGGCAACCCCGACGAAGTCGCTTCCTTCCTCGGCCGTCAGGCCCCGGAAAACCCGGAGCCTCCCGTGCCGAACCTGCCGCCTGCCGCGGCCGACGACACTGTTCAGAACCTCCTGGAACAGGGGTAGCAGGGGAGCAGGGGGAACGAATGACCCGAGCCGTGCTTTCCTTGATCTCAGGCGCGGGGCCTGGAACAAGTTCGGGAGGACTTGCGCTTATGCGTCGCCCCACGCAGCACCACACCACCCCCGCCAGCACGGTGTGGGCGCACCCCTACACAGGTGTCGCCAGCCTCGGCGTGTTCTACAACGACGGTGGTGCCGGAGACGCCAGCGACTCAGCCAGTACGGATGGCCAGGCTCCGAAGCCCGCCCCGCCCGCGCAGCGCACCTTCACGCAGGCCGAAGTCGAAGCGCTCGCCGCGAAGGAAAAGGCCCAGGGGAAGCGCAGCGCCGCCAAGGAGTTCGCGGAGCAGCACGGGTTCACCACCATCGAGGACGCCGCGACTTTCATCGCCGCCGCCCGCAAGGCACAGGAAGACGCACTCTCCGAGCAGGAGAAGCAGGCCCGCCAGGTCGCAGAGGAACGCAAGACACTCGAAGCCGACCGGGCCGCCCTGGCCGCGGAACGTCGAACCGTAAGCCTCGAGCAGGCCCTGACCCGGCTCGGCGCCATCGACACCGACGACGCACCGAACCTGCAGGACGCCATGGCGCTCCTGGAGCGCGAGCTCCGCACCACCCCGGACGCCGACACCGACGCCATCACGGCAGCAGCCGAGCGGATCAAGACGAGGCGGCCGGCGTTCTTCGGAGCCACCCAGCCCGCTGACTCCGCCGTCACGCAGCTCCCCCCGGCTCCCGGCGGTGCACCCGCAGGCGGCCCCCCGGCACGACAGGCACCCACCGGCAAGCCCGGCGACCGAGGCCGCGAAATGGCCCGCCTCCGCGGCCACAAGCCCGCCGCCTGAACCACAGACTTCCCGGCCACGGCCGGGGTTGGGACCACGCCCTCTCCTCGTGGACGCACACCCCCAGGGGTGCAGCTGTCACCGCCGTTTTCATGAGGAGAGGCAGTCGTGAACGACTTCCAGCCCTACTCCTACACGGACAGCGTCACCGCCGACCGGCCGTGGCTCGCGTCCCTGGTAGGAGTCCAGGACACCAACACCATCACCCTCGACCTGAGCAAGTTCGTCGCGGGCACCCACTACGTCGTCTCGGCGAACCCGCTGCTTCAGGGCCGCACGGTCATGAAGTCCGGCATCCCGCTCGGCAAGGTCGCCGCCTCTGGGCTGTACGCCCCTTACGGTGGCACGACCAGCGAGCTGCAGACCGTCACCGTCACCGGCACCCCGACGGGCGGCACGTACACGCTGACGTTCTCCGGGCAGACCACCGCAGGCATCCCGTTCAACGCCACCGCGGCACAGGTGAAGACGGCCCTCGAGGCCCTGTCGAACATCAACCCCGGTGACGTCGTCGTCGCAGGCGGCCCGCACCCGGGCACCGCAGTGACCGTGACGTTCTCCGGGCAGTACGCCGGCGACAACGTCGCCCAGATGACCGCCTCCGGGGCCGGCCTCACCGGCGGAACCACCCCCGCCGTTGCCGTCGCCACCACCACCGCGGGCGGCACCGACCTGGCCACCGACGGCACGCAGATCTTCGCAGGCTTCCTCGTCTCCGAGATCAGCTTCAACCCTGGCTCGACCAAGGCGGCCGGAGCCCTGCTGTGGCGCGGCGAAGTGTTCGCCTCCAAGCTCCCCGTTTCCTTCGACCCGGCCAACGTCACCGCGACGGCGCCCGGCGTCAGCGTCCACTACCGGTAAGAGGAGGAGAACACCATGGAGGCTCTTGAGCTCCTCCTGCGGGACACCAACGACACCGACATGACGGTGTTTGCCCGTTCGATGGACACCCCCGCGAACTACCGGCTCACCCAGGAAGTTCTGCCCGAGAAGCAGATCCAGGGAGTCCGGTTCCGCACCACGTCCGCGAAGCGACGCGTCAACGCCGCGAAGTTCCGCGCCTACGACGCCCCCACTGCCATGGCGAAGCGCCAGGCCGAGCGCGTCGTGAACGAGGGCATGCTGCCCGCCCTGGGCCAGACCCTCCCCGTCTCCGAGATGGACCAGATCCTTCTCGACGTCGGCCACGGCCTGGACACCCAGCAGTACATCGACCTGCTGTACTCGGACGTCGAGCGGCATGTCGAGTCCATCAAGACCGCCCAGGAACTCGCCGCCGGCCAGCTCCTGGCCACCGGTTCGGTCAACCTTCCGGGCCTCGGCCTCGACGTCGACTGGAACGTTCCGGCGGCGAACATGCCGACCGCAGCGATCCTGTGGGACGACCCGGACGCCACCCCGCTGTCCGACGAGCGGGCGTGGATCGACTACCTGATCGACAGTGGGGCGCCCATGCCGCGCGAGGTCATCACCTCCCGCCGTGCGCGTGCCCTCCTCGCGTCGAACGCCGAGTACCGGGCCGCGTTCTACGGGTCCTCCACGGTCGGAGGAACGCCGACGGCGACGCTGAACCCCGACGACGTCAACACCGTGCGCGCCCGCTACGGGCTCCCACCGATCGTCACCTACGACGTCCAGGTGTGGAACGACGACGTCTACCAGCGTGTCCTCCCGGACAACAAGTGGATCATGATTCCGGATGTTCCGGCCTCCGAGTGGGCCCAGACCCAGTACGGGGTCACCCGCGAAGCCGCGAAGTTCACCTCCGGCACCAACCCGGCGCTCACCCGCGAAGAGGCCCCCGGCATCGTCGTCGTCTCCCACGTCGACGACAACCCGGTCCAGATCTACACCCGCGGCGCAGCGATCGGCATGCCCGTCCTGTACGTCCCGGACATCCACATCTCTGCGACCGTCCTCGGGGCGTGACCGCCATGGCCAAGCTCAGCAAGGCCGTGTACGTCCGCGACCCGGACCGCCACCGCACCGTCCTCCTCAAGCCGGGGGAGGAGCCGGAGCAGCGCCTCGCCGCTCTGGTCACCAACCCCGACTGCTGGGAGGACGGCAAGGTGCCGGCCGCACAGGAAAGCGTCACCCGCAAGTCCGAGGACGTTGCCCCCGACAAGGGCGACGACACCGAGGACACCAAGCCGGCCGCCCGTAAGGCGGCCCGTAAGCCGGCCCGGGGCCGGACGACCGCCGCTGAGGGCACCGGCGGTCAGTAAGCGGAGTGTGGGCCCGACCCCCTGGTGGGGCGCCAGGCCGGGCCCACACCCGCCGTACCCCTTCCCACCCCACACAACTCCGGAGGACCTGGTGGACGCAGCCGTACGCGCCTGGCTCATCTCCCAGCTCGGCACCGACACAGACCTGCCGGACCTCGAGCAGCGGTACACCCGGCTCGGCACCGCCCGCGCGGTAGCGCTCGAGATCCTCCGCGAACGCCTGGCCGCGCTGCTCGCCGCACCCGGCACCGTGTCCGTCTCCGGTGTCGTGTCCGTGAACTTCTCCGCGAACATCGCCGCATACGAACGGCAGATCACCAACCTCGAGTCCGGGGAACCCACCGCACCGGATGACCCCGACGTACCGGGCGAACTCGTCGGTGACGGCTTGGAGGTCGTGTACCTCGTGGAACGGCCCCGCCGATGACCACCCCCACCCGGCGCCGCACCCTCCGCGCCCGCCTCATGGCGTTCATCGCCGACGCCACCAGCCGCATCACCGCCGCGTGGCGAATCCTCACCAACGCCCAGAACCGGCTCCTGGACGCCCTCGCCGTCATCCGGCCCGGCCGTAGCGCCTCGGTCCGGATCCGTGCCGCGCAGCAGGTGTTCCAGCGCAGCATCGCCGACTTCAACCGGGCCGTCGGAGCGTTCACCGAACGGTGGGCCGCAACCGACCTGCCCCTCGCCTACCGCGAAGGCGCGTTCGGAATGCTCGACCGGGCCGACCGGCCACGACGCATGTGGTCCTGGACCGCCCGCCACCAGAGCGCCATCACCACCCTGTCCTCCCAGTACTACGCCGACCTCATGGGCCGCCTGCAGGAAGCGGTCCGCCGCGCCCAGACGTTCCTCCGTGCCGCCGTGGACGCCGCCCGTGTGCGCACCAGCCGGTTCGAGTACGGGTCGTTCAACCGGGACACGCTGCGCGAAGAGCACCCGCTGGGCACGGTCATCTACGCCAACGACGCCCGGCACCCCGTCGAGGCCTGGGCCAGTGCCGCCATTGCCTGGCAGGCCGTGACCACCGCCAACGCGGGCGCGGTCGCCACCGCCTACGAGCAGCTGCAGTGCACCCAGGTCAAGGTCCGCGACGGATCTGGGTGCGGGTGGCGGAATCACGGTGACGCCGACAAGGCCGACGGCACCATCCGCGACATCGACGACGCCCTTGCCCACCCCACAGCTCACGCCCGCTGTGTCAGGGAGTTCCTCCCGCACTTCGACCGCCCTGCTCTCCCCCTCGGCGGGCTTACGTGACCGTAATCGACTACGACCTCGCGTGCGGGTTCAGGAAGTCAGGATGCCTTGTGGAGATAGCGACGCTGGGAGGACGAGGGGTAACCGTCACGCCGAATCATTCGATTATGGCGAGGCGCGGTGGGATTGCTTCGAGCGAAATCCACGAAGGCGACGATGTAGTCGTCCGCGCCACGGAATCCGCTGCCGTATCTACTGCAACGGACTTCGATCAGGTGCCAGCCCTGATTGAGGATGTATTCGCGGCGCTTGGGGAGGTTATTCCGAGCTTGCGTTCCGTATCCTCCGCCCAGGACTTCCACGGCGACGGAGCCTTGCTCAATGGCAAGGTCGATGTTGTAGGGACCGACGGCCAGCTGGGGCGTCAAGACGAGGCCTTGGGCCGTCAACAAGGATCCAAGCTCAGCCTCAAGGTGACTGGCCGAAGCAACGCGGGCTTGCCTCTCAAGGGCGCGCCGGGCGAGCAGGTCGTCCGACTCAACCTGTCCACGTCTGGCGGCGTGAGCGGCTTCGACGTGTGCCGGGTAGCTGGTTCCCTTCCTGATAGTGATCCCGCGCTCCTGGAGACGACTGCGCAAGGTGTTGTCGCAGATTCCGAATTCTTGCGAGAGGCTCCGTGCCGACTCCCCGTCAATGTATCGACGGACGATATCTTCAAGGTTCGGTATTTCCACTCGGCGACGGGACACGTGTATGACCTTTCGACGTCAGAGGGGGCCTATTTCGCTAATGGAATTCTAGTGCATAATTGCGTGCGAGAGTTCCTCCCTGCCCCCGAACGCCAGGACCAGAATGTGGGAGTGAATTCATGACCGCCCCGAGCATGGCCGACCAGCCGCACCAGATCCGCCTCACCTCCAACGGCCTGTCCGGCACCGTGGAAGTGGACGGCGCCGATATCAGCGCGCAGGTGCAGGGCTACAACCTCGAGGCCCGCGTCGGTACCGCGCCGCTCCTGGTGCTGTACGCCAGCCCCCGTGAGGGCGGTGTTGCCTTCGAAGGCCTTGCGCACGTCGCGATCGGCACCGAGCAGGACCCCGGCCCGTCGATCGCCGCGTTCCTCGCCAGCATGGACCCGGCCTCCCTCCAGCAGGCAGCCCTGAACCGCGACGACCTCGAGAACAACAAGTACGGGGTCACCCGGGCGATCCTGGCGCAGCTCGCCGACTGGGCGCAGGGGAAAGCCTGATGGCCGGCCTCGACCAGGCGCTCGCCGGCGTCACGCGGTGGATCGGGAACTATCTCCTGATCGACACCGTGCGCATCACCCTGCCCGCCACCGGCGAGCCCGTCCTGAACACGGGGACCGGGCAGCTCGAGTACCCGGAGGGCGACGTGCTGTACGAGGGCCCCGGCGCGGTGGTCCCGTCCAGCGGCACCACGGAACGGGCAGCGATCCAGGATGCTGTCCAGCCGTGGACGCAGCAGGCCAAGCTCTCCTACTTCCTCCTGACCCCTCTGACGGCACCTGTCCCGCCGGAGAACGCGGTGGCGTCCGTGGTCGGTGTCCACGACCCCGCCCGCACCGCGCTCATCGGCCGGACGTGGACGTGCGCCGGGCCGGGCATGGCCAGCACCGTCGAAGTCGTCCGCAAGACCCCGCTCGACCAGAACACGCTGCCATCGGACGCAGGCGGTGCGCCGTGACCCCTGACGAACTCGCCGACCGGCTCGAGCACGCCGCCGACCACATCGGCGATGCCATCGCCCGCAGGGTCGTACACACCGCCGAGATCGGCCGCGGAATGATCCGGGCCAACGCCAGCGGCCGCCCCGGGCCCAACGTCATCACCGGGAAGTACCGGGCGTCATGGGAGGTTGCCAGCCGCACCATCCCGTACGGCGCCCAGTGCACCATCGGCACGAACGCACCGCAGGGCCGACGCCTCGAGTTCGGATTCTGGGACATGACCGACAGCATCGGCCGGCATTTCTACCAGCCGCCGTACCCGCACGTCGGGCCCGCGATCCCGCGCATGGAGGCGGAGCTGCGGCAGCAGATGCTGGCCGCCGTATCGGAGGTCCTGTCGTGATTGAACGCCTGCCCGTCACGATGGCGCTGTCCGCTCTACTCACGTCGGCCACCGGCATTGCGGTCGGCCGCGGAAGCAAGCCGCCGAACATCACCCCGCCGTACTACCTGCTGCACGCCATGCCCGCCGCATACAGCGGGGCACCGTTCAGCGACCTCAACGAGGACTCGAGCCTCGTCTACCAGGTGACGTCCGTGTCTGGACCCGACCCCGTAAAGCCCGACTCTCACGGGGTGGCGGACCAGGCTGAGTGGATGGCCGACAAGGCCCGCACCGCGATCCTCGGCCGCGACCCGGCAACCAAGCTGTGGCTCCACGAACTGTCCATCCCTGGCGTCAGGGTGATCGGGCGGAGCCTCGACACCGAACCGGGGGGAACGTCTGATCAATCCGATGCCATCATGAGCTATGTGCAGAGGTTCAGGTTCGACCTGACCTCAACCTGACCCTGGTCAGGCTTTACCGCACCGCGGCGGGACCCCACGCGGACGCCACCGACGCAGGTGGCCGCACCCACACACCACGTGTAAGGGGCCGGGTCCGCACCGCCGGATCGCCCCGGGACAAGGGGCCCATCCCATGCCGGTCAAGAAGTACATGCGGCGCGGAACGTCGAAGTTCTACTTCCTCGAGACGATCGTCGCCACCACCATGATCCCCAGCCGTACCGAGCTCACCGCCGGCACGGAGTTCTCCGAGTTCATTGCCGCGATGGACGGCTGGACCGTTCAGAACAACGAGATCGAGACGCCGAACATGGCGGACACCTACGACTCGACGATCCCCGGCAGCGACAAGGCGGACACGTCGACGTTCACGTTCTACGAGGACGAGGTCGAGTCCGACATCGAGGAGATGCTCGCCAAGGGCACCGTCGGCTACGTCGTCATCCTCCGTAAGGGTGACGTCCCGACGAACAAGAGCATGGACGTGTTCCCGATCCGTGTTGCCTCCCAGTCGCCGCAGTACACGGCGGACAACGAGGCCGCGAAGTTCGTCGTGACGTGCTCCATCACCTCCCGGCCGGTCCAGGGCGCCGCGGTACCCGCCGCGACCTGATCTGCCCCTCTCAGCTCCCGGCCGGGCCCGAGCAGTGTTCGGGAAGGGGCGCCGCACGGCGCCCGGCCGGGCCCCCTTCCCCTGACGGAGGACCCACCTCATGACCACCGCACGAAAGACCGCCGCACCCAAGCCGCCCACCGCCGCGATCGATGCCGACGCGCACTGGGCGGCCACCCGGGAGCGGCTCCTCAACCGCACCCGGCCCACGGTCCGCCTCACGATCTGCGACGACCACGACGCCAAGGAAGCCCTCACCGAAGCGCGATTCGTGGAACAGAGGGCACGCGAAGCAGCCGAACGGGACCCCAAGAACGAAGCCGCCCAGGCCGTTCTCCGCACCGCCACGGCCAGCCTCACCAAGGCGCAGGCCGCCTTCGACAAGGCGTCGATCGAGCTGCGCTTCCAGGCGTTGGACCGCAAGACATACAAGGAGCTCCTGGCCGCACACCCGCCGACCGAGGACCAGGCCGAGGACGGCTACGCCTTCAACGTCGACACCCTGGCGCCCGTCATCATCGCCGCGTCGTCGTTGGACGGCATCACCGAAGAGGACGCCGCACAGTTCCTCGACGACTGGGCGCAGGCCGAAGCCGAAGCTCTCCTGAACACCGCATTCGGGGTGCAGCGCGAAGAGCGCATGGACCTGGGAAAAGGCTGATCACCGATGAGGCCCTGCGCGCCGAACTGGAGCTCTGCCACGAGTTCGGCATGCCCCACAGCCAGTTCAAGGGCGCGGGGGACGGCACGTGGACGCCGAAGGACCGGGCCAAAGCTCTCGCCTATCAGGCGTACCAGCGGACCCTGTGCCCGCAGTGCGGGACCCGCGAATCCGAATGGGACCCAGACCTCGGCGGCGACCCCTACGCCTACGTCGCCAGCGCACGCAAGTGCTTCGGCTGCGAAGAGATCCACCGCGAACAGCAGCACATCCCCGACGGTGCGGCAGGCGCCGGACTGAAAGTCATGCTCCTGCCGGCCTCCGTGGCCGCAGCGATCGAAGTGCAGAACCACCTGGCCTGACGGCCTGATCAGTAACCGACGGAGAGGAGGGCGGGCCGGTGGCCGAGTGGAACCTGAGCGTAGAACTACGCGGGCAGGGCAACGACCTCGCGAAGAAGCTCCGCAAGGCAGCAACGGAAGCCCAGTTGCTGAGCGCTGCCGCAAGCGACGCCCAGGACGAGGTGCGCCAGCTCGGCACCGCCTCGACCACCACGGCGAAGGCCGTCAAGAAACTCGGCACCTCCTCCCAGACCGCCACCGAGCGCCTCCTGGCCATGGCCGCCGAGGCAAAAGCGGCGGCGAAGGACTTCAGGAAGCTGGAGCGCGCCCTCAAGCGCACGGACGAACAGGTCCGCGCGATGGCGGACAGCGTCCGGATCACCGCCGAACTCGACGACCAGACCGCGACCGGTATCGCCGCCATCAACACGGCCATCGCCGATCTCCACGCACTCAGCCCAATCCGGCTCACCGCAGACCTGGATGACCAGACGGCGACGGGCCTCGCCGGCGTCCGTACCGCCATCGCCGATCTCCACGCACTCAGCCCCATCAACCTGACCGCAGACCTGGATGACCAGACGGCGACGGGCCTCGCCGGAGTCCGTACCGCCGTGAACGACCTGCAAAGCCTCAGCCCCGTCGACCTCACGGTGAACTTCACCGGCAATAGCGCAGATATCACCGCCGCGGCTACCGCCATGGGCGACCTCCGCGACCGTGCCGACAGCGCGCAGACCGCTCTGGCAGACCTCACCACTCAGGCTGCCGCAGCCGCCCCCGCCCTGAACCTGGTCCAGCAGGAAGCGAAAGACCTCTCAAGAGCGCTGCGTACCCTGCGTGGGCGTGCCGCTGCTGCAGCTGATGCCCTTGATGACCTGAACGTCCGAGCCATGGCAGCAGCCACCGGCATTCGCACCCTGGGATCCAGGTCGCGAACAGCAAACGGCCACCTGACCACCCTGTCCGGGAACACCCGCACTCTGCGCGGCGACTTGGACGACCTTGACGGCAGCCTCACCCGGGTCACTGGCCGTATGGGCGGGCTCCGCGGGTCCCTTGGCACCCTCAGCTCCTCCAGTAACAGCGCGTCCGGCAACTCGAACAATCTGAAGCAGGCCCTCATCGGGCTGGCCACCGCCCTGATTCCGGTCGCATCCGCCGTGGTGCCGATCGCAGCCGGCATGGCTGCGGCGGGTGCGGCCGTCGGCGCGTTCGGTGTGGCCGTCGCCGGTCAGATCAAGGCCCTCACCGAATCTGCCGACGCGGAAGAGAAGTACCAGAAGGCGGTCCGCGAGCACGGGAAGGCTTCCACCGAGGCCGCAACGGCCGAGAAGGAATACCTGCGCACGATCAGCGAGATGCCCCCGGCAAGCCGGGAAGCCGCCGCACAGCTGGCCGTACTGAAAGACCAGTACAAGGAGTGGTCGAACGCCCTGGCCGGGGACACCATGCCGGTCGTCACCAAGGGCATGGCGCTGTTCGGGTCGATGCTGCCGCGCCTGACGCCGCTGGTGAAGGGCACCTCGAAAGAGCTCGACCGGCTGATGAACGTTGCTGCCGGCGGGATGAGAACACCGGGCTTCGACCGGTTCGTGGCCTCGTTCACTCAGTTCGCAAACGAATCCCTTGCCCGCGGCACCAGCGCCCTCATCCGGTTCACGCAGGTCCTGAACACCGGGAAAATCGGTGGCAGCCTTCGCGAGTTCCTCGACTACGCCCACGCCAACGGGCCCCTCGTCGCCGACACCCTCGGCAACCTGTCACAGGCCCTCATACACCTCCTGGTCGCCGCCTCCGACATGGGCGTCAGCGTCCTCACCGCAGTTAATGCCCTCGCCAAGCTCGTCAACGCGGTCCCCGCATCCGTTCTGTCGGTGTTCCTGCAGCTATACGCGGCGTTCAAGCTCGTCACCCTCGGCGCCGCGGCCCTCGGGGCAGTCACCGGGTCCGCGGCCGTCGCCCGCCTCGGCGCCTATTTCGCGGTCATGCGAGCGGCCGGAGTGGCGACCACGCTGCGCGCCACGGCCGCCAGCATGTCGATGATGACGAAGGCCGCGATCGGCCTGGGAGTTCTCGCCGTCGCCGCCGTGGGCATCAGCAAGCTCGCCGACAAGGCGCGCGGCGCGCCGCCGGACGTCGACCGGCTCACCACCTCGCTCAAGGAACTTGCCGTCACCGGCAAGATGACAGGCGAGTTCAAAAAGACGTTCGGCGACGTCGACGGTCTCGTCAAAAAAATGGGGGAGCTCGGGAAGGCCGCCAAGGATAACGACGAGTACGTCAAGAGCTTCGGCAACAGCGGCATCGGCCCCCTCGATGACCTGCGCAAAAAGGCCAACGACCTGTGGCAGGACTTCACCAAGGGCGACAAGTCCATCACCGCCCTCAAGGACGACTTCGGTGGTCTCGACGAGGCCATGGCGGGCATGGTGTCGTCTGGGTACGGCAAGCAGGCCGCCAGCGACTTTTCGCGGATCCAGGCTGCCGCGAAGAAGGCCGGCTACTCCACGAAGGAGATCGCGGACCTTTTCCCGAAGTATCAGGACGCTGTTGCCGCTGCCGCTGCCGAGCAGAAGCTGGCCGCCGCAGGGATGGGGCTCTTCGGGCAGCAGGCTCTCGACACCAAGGCAAAACTGGACGCGCAGAAGGCTTCGGCAGACGGGCTGCGGCAGTCGATCGTCGCGCTGAACGACGTCAACCGGGCGGCGCTCGGCGGGATGATCGGGTTCGAGGCGGGCATCGACGCCGCGGCGAAGGCGGCGAAGGAGAACGCCGGATCGCTCCGCATGGTCAACGGCGAGCTGGACCTGAACAGCCCGAAGGCTCAGGCAGCCGCGACCGCCCTGGCAGACCTCGGTGCGAAGACTGACGCGGCCACGACCGCCGCCCGCGACTCCGGGAAGTCGTGGGAGTACGTCAACGGGATCTACAAGCGCGGCGAGCAGGCGATCATCAAGAACGCCATGGCGATGGGCCTGAGCAAGGCCGAAGCCACCGCGTTCGCCGCGACCGTCCTGACGATCCCGGACAAGAAGTCCACGGTGCTGGAGATGCGCACCGAGGATGCCATCGCCGGTCTGAACTCGGTCATCGCGAAGATCAAGGCAACCCCGGGCGCGAAGTCCGTCACGGTGAGGGCCCTCACCACCGACGCGGTGAGCATGCTGGAGCGGCTCGGCTACAAGGTCACCCACCTGAAGGACGGCCGGTTCAAGGTCACGGCCCTAACTGGGGCGGCCTCCGCCGGCCTGGCCGGGCTACAGCGGCAGCGCGACGGCCTGCGAGACAAGACGGTCCGGATCACCACGGTCATGACGACGGTCCGGCGGACCATCGCGGAGAACAACACCATTGGCAGGCCCGGCTCCGGTGAGGGCGGGCAGTCGAAGTACGCCAACGGTGGGGTCGTCGACTACTACGCCAACGGCGGCATCCAGCGCGGCGGTGTCCAGCACTTCGCGGGCGGCTCCGAGAACCACGTCGCGCAGATCGCCCGGGCCGGGTCGTGGCGGGTATGGGGCGAGCCGGAAACGATGGGCGAGGGCTACGTGCCGTTCGCCCCGTCGAAGCGCCCCCGCTCCCGCCAGATCACCGAGGAGATCGTGCGGCGCCTCGGTGGAGACCCGCGCGCAATCCAGTGGAACGCACAGGGCTCCGTCACCGACTGGCGGTACGACCCCCAGTCCGGATCCCTGTACTCCGCCTCCGACGCCGGGCAGGCCGGCAACAAGACCAAGAAGGTGAAGGTCAAGGTCAAGGGCAAGACGACCACGAAGGAGGTCAACTACTTCGACCTCAAGGCCGTCGAGACCCAGCTGAAGAAGAACTCGAAGGCCACGGCAGCCTGGAACAAGGACCTGGGGAAGGTCGCCGACCGGGTCGGTGGGGACGTCGCCGACGCGCTCGCCGCGATGGGCAAGGACGGTGTCGCCCTCGCGAAGAAGATGGCGAACGGGTCCACGAAGTACATCAACGACATGGCGAAGGCGCTGCGCGGTCTGGCCGCGACGGCGAAGGCCAGCCTGACGGACTACACCCGGCAGCTGTCCAAGGCGACCGCCGCCGACACCACGTTCTCGAAGAACCTCGCGACCCTCGCCGGGAAGGGCTACGGGGACCTCGCCAAGCAGTTGGCGGCGCAGGGCGACACCGCAGCGCAGGAGCTCGCCGCGGCTGCGGTGAAGGACAACAAGAAGGCGGGGTCGGCCAACAGTGCGGCAAAGAAGGCCAACAACAGCCTGACCAACGACGAGGTGCAGCAGCTCGTCGCCATCATCGCCGCCGTCAAGACCAGCAAGACCGGCATCCACGATGTCGCGGACACCACTGGCCTTGGCGAAGACGAAATCATCGCCACCGCCACGAAGGCGTCCTCCCAGATCAAAAGCTCCCTCGGCTCCCGCGCCTCGAAGTTCCTCGCCGACCTCGCCCGCGCCAACAAGGGCATGTCGTACGCCAACGGTGGGATCCGGGAGGGCATCTACGCCTCCCAGGGCGGCCTGGTCCGCTGGGCCGAACCGGAGACCGGCGGCGAGGCGTACATCCCGCTCGGACCGAACAAGCGCGCCGCCGCCACCAACGTGCTGCGCGACGTCGCCGGACGGTTCGGCGTCGGCCTCACCGACGTATCCGCAACCCGCCCGGTCGTCATCGTCCAGGGCGGCGGCGACACCAACGTCAACGTCACCGCAGTACGCACCGGCGCCACCGCGTCGGACATCGGAACACAGGTCGGCCGCAGCGTGCGGCGCGCTCGCAGGGGAGGGGTGAACGCCCGTGCCGCTGCCTGAGCTCACGGACTGGCAGTACGAACTCGGCGGTGTCCTCATGGGCGCCGACACCAGCGTCCAGATCATCGAGACCACCGGGCTGGGGCGCCCGCCGTCCCGGGAGAACGACAGCGACCAGCCGTCGATGGACGGGGCGTTCGCCGGCCCGGACTACTACAGCACCCGGCAGGTCCAGTTCGACGCCGCGGTACGTATCCCGGGCGACCCGGCCGCCTGCCACGACGTTGTCGCATCCCTGCAGGCCGCGGCCGACGCCTCGACGGTGCGCCTGAGCGGCGGGACGACGATGCCGCTGCGCATGAAGCGCCCCGGCCGCCCCGTGAAGGTCCTCAACGGACGGCTGAGGAAGGTCGACCCGGAGTACAAGCAGGTCATCCACGGCTACGTCCCCCTCGACCTCGAGTTCGCCGCCACGGACCCGACGTTCTACGGGGACACGGAGACCACCACCGAGATCCCCCTCGGCTGGCTGACCGGCGGCGGCTTCGCGGCCCCGGTGGTCGCCCCGATCTTTGTGCAGGACGGAACGACGGCCGCCGACCGGCCGGGCTGGGCCACCAACCAGGGGACGGCGGACGCCTGGCCGATCATCCGGATCACCGGCCCCGTCGCCACGGTCACCATCACCCACGCCGAATCCGGCCGCCAGCTTTCCCTGCCCACCCTGAACCTCACGTCCTCGGCCCAGTGGGTGCAGATCGACACCCGGCCCGGCTACCGCACCGTCACCCGGGAGAACGGCGGCAACGCCTCCGCCCTCCTGTCCCCGTCCTCCCGCATCGACCTGTTCTCCCTGCCGCCCGGCCAGTCCGAGCTGCGCTGGACCGGGTTCGACAACACCAACGCCGCCCGCATGCGCCTGACCTGGCGCGACGCCTACACCGCCCTCTGAGGAGCGCACCCCATGTCCCTGTACCAAGTGCCGATCCTCGTGAACGGCGCCACCCACTCCGCGGAGCAGTTCCGGGCCATGGTCCAGGACCTGGCGCGCGGCGCCGAAGGCATCACCCAGGGCGGCGACCTCAAGGTCACGCAGCTCGGCACACCGGGCACCAGCGTTCAGGTCGGTGACGGCTCCGGAGTGGTGCGCGGCCGCGTCAACGCGTTCCAGGGCACCTACGCCGTCCGCAACCAGGGCGCAGCCACCGTGCCGATCGCCTCGACCGGCGGGTCCGGGCGCTCCGACATGCTGATCCTGCGCGTCGAGGACCCCCAGTACGAGGGCACCCTGAACCCCGCGGTCGACCAGATCAATTACTTCCAGGTCATCTCCGGGGTCAGCTCGTCCGCGACGACGATCCCCGACGGCCGCACCGGGATCCCGCTCGCCCGGATCGACATCCCCGCGTCCACGTCCACGATCACCAACGCGATGATCAAAGACATTCGGACGGTCGCGAACCCGCGGCGCGAGACCCGGCTGCTGACGCAGTCCCCGGCCTCCCTGTCCGCCGAAATCACCGGCACATCCAGCACCTTCGCGTACTTCACGACGGCCGCCGGATGGAACATCACCATCCCGTCGTGGGCCACCACCGTCCGCGCCCGCGTCGACTTCGCCGGACTCCGCCTGACCACCGGCAACATCTTCGGGTACGTCCGCGCCACGTTCGGGGCGTCCCTGACCCTGCAGTCGACGATCGTCGACGACAACCAGGGCACCGTCACCCGCCGCATCCCCATGCTCGTCGCCGACACCCTGACCATCCCCGACGCCTACCGGGGCACCACCCAGCTCCTGCGCCCCCAGGCCGCCGGAGGCACCGGCAACGCCGGACGCTTCACCGTCGACTCCTCCTCCACGTTCGTCACCCAGGTCGAGTTCGAGGAGGGGCCCCGGTGACCGCACCCGTCCCGGACCGGGTCCTGACCCAGCACGCCCTCACGGGGGAGTGGCAGTCCCTCGCGCTCCCGCTCTCCGACCTCGAGTACGGCGACGAACTCAACGGCCCCGGATCGTTGACCGGGAAGCTCGAGCCGCGCCTGATCGCACAGAACCCGACCCTTGCCGACCCGGGCACCACTCTCATCTACGTGGAGTCCGCCGGCCAGCTCCGGTGGGGCGGCCTCGTGTGGGACGTCCGGACCCAGGACAACACCCTGACCCTCGAAGCTGCCGGGTGGTCGTCGTACCTGCAAAAACGCCACGACATCGACGGGAACTACGGCGGCCGCGGCCCCTACACGTACACCGACCGGTGCACCGTCATCCGCGACATCTGGGCCTACGCCCAGTCCGTCACCGACGGCAACCTCGGCGTCATCGTCGACTCCACCACCTCGACATCCACCGTCGGCACGCCTGCCGACCCGCTCAAATCGTTGTGGTGGGAACTGCCCGTCCTTGGCGACGCGGTCGACGACCTGGTGTCCGGTGACGCCACCCCCGACTACACCTGCACCACCGCCTGGAACTCAGCGAAGACCGCCCCGGTGCGCCGCATCCGGCTCGGCTGGCCACGACTCGGCGCCCGCCGCACCGACATCAGCTTCGCGTCGGGGGAGAACATCATCGAACCCCCGGAGATCGAGCTCGCCGCCGACGAGTACGCGCAGGTCGTCATCGCGAACGGGGCCGGCGACGGGTCCGCGAAACGCCGTGCGATCAGTGCCGTCCGCAACGGACGCCTGCGTCTCGAGTCCGCCCTGGACCTCCCCGACACCAAGGGCACCGACATCCTCGGCACCCGCGCGGCCGCCGAACGCGCCTGGCGCCAGACCTTGGGCTCCGTCGCACAGATCACCATCCGCAACACGCCCGCCGCCCCATTCGGGTCGTGGCAGATCGGCGACGACGTGTACACCCGCGTCCACAACTCCTGGACCTCGTACACCGGCTGGTGCCGCATCACCGGCTGGACCGTGAAACCCCACGCCAACGGCGGACCCCAGGCCGTCATCTCCCTGAAGCCCGCCGCGACGTTCCAGTACGGAGGAGTGGCATGACGGACATCGGTGTCTCTCTCGCCCAGCTCGCAAAGCGGCTCGAGCGCCTCGAGCGGGCCGCCCGCCTCGGCTACGCATCCCTGGACGACACCGCCCTCGAGGTCCGCGACAGCACCGGATCCCTGCGCGCTCTGGTCGGCCAGCAGGGCGACGGCACCACCGCCGTCAACGTCGTCAACGGACCCCCACCCCCGGCCACGTCCGCCCCGATCGTCGTGTCCGTCCTCGGCGGCGTCACCGTCTCCTGGGACGGGACCTTCGCCGGCGGGGCGATCATGCCCCTGGACTGGTCCCGGGTCGAGGTCCACGCCTCCCCCCTCGCCGTCTACACCCCGACCGCTGCCACCCTGAAAGCGACGGTGGAAACCGCGCAGGGCTGCACCGTCGTCATCGCCACACCCGACCCGGTGTACGTGCAGCTGGTGGCGCGCAGCACCTCCGGTACCGCCTCGGACCCGTCCGCCACGGTCGGACCGGTCGGCCCCACCGCCGTCGTCGCCTCGGACATCCTCGACGGCATCGTCACCACCGTGAAACTCGCCGACGACGCGGTCACCCAGGCGAAGGTCGCGGTCGGAGCGATCGGCACCACGGAAATCAGCGACGACGCGATCACCACCCCGAAGATCGTGGCCGGTGCAGTCCAGACCGCACAGCTCGACGCGCTCGCCGTCAACGCCTCGAAGATTGCCGCAGGGGCGGTCACGACCGCCAAGCTGGACGCGCTCGCCGTCACGGCGAACGAACTCGCCGCGAACGCCGTCACCGCCTCCAAAATCCTCGCCGGAAGCGTCAGCGCACAGGCCCTGACCATCGGCATCGCCCAGTCCATCGGCACCAAGCTCACCGACACGATGGCCGACTCCACCACTTGGGCCAGGGTCGCCGAAACCGGCACCTTCACCACCGTCACCGGGGTCACCGACGCCGTCGCCGGATCCACCGTGATGCAGGTCAGCGGCCCCGCATCCATGGAGCGCACCGAGAACATCCCGTACGACTCCGCAGCCCTGTACCGGGTTACCGTCCGGCTGCGCACCACCACCGCACCCACCGCGGGCAGCCCGATTGTCTACCTCGGCCTCACCGGCATCGCCGCGGACGGCACCACTCGCGTCAACACGACCGGCGCCAACTCGGTCAGCTCCCAGCACTACGTGACCGCAGCGAACCTCAACATCGGCGTCGGAACGGCGTGGACGACGCTCACCGGCTACATCCAAGGGACCGCCGCCACCGGCACATTCGCCGCATCCCCGGACCCTCGCACCCCCGGCCAGGCCCACACCAACGTCCGCTACGTCCGCCCCCTGATGCGCCTCCTCAACGGGGCCACGGGCGGCGTCATGCAGGTCGACCAGGTCACCGTGGAAACCGTCCCGACCGGTGCGGTGAACTCCGTCAACATCGTCGACGGAGCCGTCACCGCCAACGCCATCGCGGCGAACACCATCACCGCCGTGAAACTCGCCGCCGGATCTGTCGACGCCACCGCCCTCAAAGCCGACGCCATCACCGGCAAGACCATCACCGGCGGCACCATCACCGGCACCGACATCAACGGCGGCACGGTCACCGGCGGCACCGTACAGACCGCATCCACCGGGGTCCGCGTGGTCCTCACACCTACGCCACCAGCCCCGCTCGTTGCGCGCCCGTCGATGCTGCTGTACTCCGGCGCCACCGACGAACTCGGCCCCGGCATCGTCAACTCCGGCCTGCCGGGCTCGGGCCAGCCAAATACCGTGATCTCATCCCCGTCAACCGGTGTCGACAGCCTGAGCGCACAGGTACGTTCACGCCTGACCCTGAACTCACCCAAACCGGGGACGCGTGCCGGACAGTTTCTCCTCTCGGCTGTCTCCAGCACCAGCGCCCCAGTCGGCAACGCCGAGGTCATCGGATCGACAGCCGTCGACGCCAACGGAACGTCCTCCGTCCAGATCTCAACCAAGGACGGCGACACCACGCCCAAGCTGGCCCAGCTCACGGTCGGCACCGGCAAGGTCCTCGTGGAGGCCGAGGCGTTCCAGATCGCACCGACCGCCTCCACCACCCAATCCGCGGTCTACGTGAACTCGCCGTCCACTCACACCGGGAACCTGCTGCGCCTGCAGCACAACGCGGTGGACGGATTCGTCGTCGACAACTCCGGCAACGCCACCATCGCGGGTAACGCCACCGTCACCGGCAAGCTCACCGCGGGCAACATCGCGTTCGGCCAGACGTCCATCACCCCGTCGGCGCCCTATGTCCCGACCAGTCAGACGGTCTTCTACAGCGTTACCGGCACGACATTCTTCGGCTACGCCACCGCGAACACCACAGCGGTCGGCTACCGCACCCCGGCCACCCCGTCCAACCTGGGCGTCACCGGCGTAGCCGTCTCATCTGTGACCTCGAGCAGCATGCTCGTCTGGGTCAACCGAGAAAACACCACAGCAACCAACATCAATTGGATGGTGATGAGCACGTGAGCACCCCCCCCTTCGAGATCCCCGTCATCGAGTACGAACCCGCCACGTACTACTCGGTGACCGTCACCTGCCTCACACCGGGCTGCATCCACGAGAACAACGTCTACCCGATCGCAATGGTCTACTCGAACAACGGCGACCCCAACTACGTGCGCGTCCAGGACTCCGCCTGCCGCCAGTTCATGGTCATCCTGACCGCCACCAAGCTCGACCCCCAGCCCCCCGAGGACTAGCCGGACCAGGGGGAGCCCTCACCCCCACCGGCCGTACGCTGATCAGGGGCGACCCTCCGCCCCGCACGAACCCCCGAGGGACTGCCACCCGGCCCCGGCCGGCGCAGCACGCCAGCCATATTCGCTCTGGGCGCGGGGAGTTTCGGAGCACGGGCCTTGCCCGACAACCTCACGGTGCGCACCTACGACGCCCCCACGCACCTCGGGCGTCACCTCGTGCTCGACCCCCGCAGCCTCGCCTACCGTCGCCCCTACGACGGGCAGCCGCTGCGTGCCACCGAGTGGGAACCGCGCATCCCCGTCCTGGACCAGCAGAACCTTGTCGCGCAGGGCATCTACACCTCCCGGGACTACGGCCTCGACGACGACGTCGACGCTCTGTCCTCCTGCACCGGCAACGCTGGCACCGCTCTCCTGTCGATCCTGCTTACCAAGGAGCAGGCGACTGGCGCCGGGCTGAACACCGACGACGCCACCGCGGCCGAGCACTACGCGATCGGCCTGTACGCCGACGCCACCGAACGCGACCAGTGGCAAGACGCCCAGTGGCCGTCCCAGGACGTCGGCTCGTCCGGTCTCGGCGTCGCCAAGGTCCTCCGCGACCGCGGCCTCATCGACCAGTACGGGCACGCCACCACCGCCGAGGAATTCTGCACCCTCCTGCAGTCCGGGCCGGTGCTGATGGGTGTCCCCTGGTACGCCGCGTTCAGCGAGCCCAACGCCGGCGGGTTCATCGATGCCGACCCGAACTGGGCGTCGTCCCCGCTCGAGGGCGGCCACGAAGTCTGCGTCACCGCACTCGAGGCCGTCGCCACCCGGGACGGTGCGCTGATCCCCGAGCAGACCGTCATCCGCTTCCGTAATTCCTGGTCGGCCTCCTGGTCGGACCACGGCGACGGACGCCTGACCCTCGCGTCCTATCTGGCCATGCGTGACCAGGTGGACGTTATCCAGCCCCGAATCGACGGAGTCCGCCCGTGACCACCTTCCATGCCGCGGTCGACCACATAGACCCCGACACCCTCGAGACCACGACCACCTACTGCGGAACCGTCGATCAGGCCCACGTCGACCAGGTCCGCGCCATCGCCGACCTGCCGGACACGGAGCGCTTCGTCAAGGAGCACCCCCGGCTCGAGGGCGCCTTCTGCGTCCTGCGCGAGGACGGCGACCTCGACGTGTACGTCCCTGTCGACGCCGCCGAGCACCGGGTGTACGCGCCCGACCCCGACGCGAAGAGCGATGACAAGGACCTGCCGCGCGGTCTCTCTGGCCCGTCCTACATCTCCGGTGCCATCCGGCTCGGCAGCCAGTCGATCGGCGGCGCCAGCGACAGCCCCAGCAAGCCGCCGCGCGCCGTGTGGCACACCACCGAGTCCCCGGCCGGCGGCAACTACCTGACCAGCATCGGCGCCTACCTCATCCGAGTCGGTGCCGAACCCCAGGTCATCTACTGCCCCGTCACCGACCGGATCGGTCAGTTCGGTCCCCTCACCTCGAGCGGGCGGGCGCTGCGCAACGACGGCAGCTACCGGACGAACCGCACAGGCAGGGTCTGTATCCAGGTAGAGGTCCTCGGCTACGCGAAGTCTCCGTGGACGAAGGGCTTCGATCCGTCGAAGAAGCCGAACTACCAGCGGCTGATCGCCGCGATGCGAGCGCACGGAATCCCGGACGTCTGGCCCGTGGGGAAGCCGCCGGCTACAGCTGCCGCAGCGACGAAGCGCCCGAAGGACATCTGGGAGAACGAGGGCGGCCACTTCGGGCACTCGCAGATTCGCGGCCAGGATCACTGGGACCCGGGTGCGATCGACACGGCGATCGTGCCGGGCAAGGCCAACGACTCCAGCAGCCCGTCGAAGCCCCCCGCGACCAGCACCAGCATCACCCCGAAGTCCCGCGAGACGGCCGCCACCATGCTCAAGCAGCAGGCCGCCGCACTGAAGACCTGGCCGTTCATCCCCGACGTCGAGAAGACCCACGGCCTCCCCGTCAACCTGCTGATCGCGGTTGGCTCCCGGGAGACCAACCTCACCAACAAGATCGGCGACGGCGGCCACGGCTTCGGTGTGTGGCAGCGAGACAACCGATGGCACGACGTCGACGAGACGTACCTGAAGGATGTCCGCAAGCAGGCTGAAGATGCGGCCGCGTTGCTCGCCTCGAACTACAAAGCGCTGAAGGACTGGGCCTACGCCGTCGCTGCCTACAACAGGGGCGTTACCGGCGTGAAGGAGGCCCTCGCTGCAGGGAAGTCGCCGGATTCGGTGACCGCGGGCGGGGACTACGCGGCGGACATACTCGGCCGCCTGGCCCACCTCCAGGCAGCGGCCCCGGCGCCCAGCAGCAGCACGGGCACGTACACGGTGGAGAAGGGCGACACGCTCTCCTCCATCGCCGACGACCACAACACGACCGTGGCCGTCCTGGTGAAGCTGAACAGCCTCAAGGACCCGAACAAGCTGGCCATCGGGCAAAAGCTCAAGGTCCCGGGCAAGACGGCCACTCCTGCCGCGCAGCCGTTGGAGCCGTTCCCCGGCGCCGCGTTCTTCCATGGCGGCCGCCACAGCCCGATCATCACGGCCCTTGGCCGCCGTCTCGTCGCACTCGGCTTCGGCAAGCACTACAAGGGCGGTCCGGGTCCCAATTGGACGAACGCGGACAAGCGCAACGTCCAGGACTTCCAGCGGTCCCGTCCCGAACTCGCCGGCGACGCCGACGGAATCCCCGGCCCCAAGACCTGGGCAGCGCTCAAGGTCCCCAAGTCCTGAACACCCCTGCTCCACTCCATCCTGCAAGGAGAAAACCCGTGAAGATCCTCGGACGTGAACCGGCTGTACTGCTGGGATTTGTCGCCGTCGTCGTCAAGCTCGTCGCCGCGTTCGGTGTCGACGTCAGCGGCGAGCAGCAGGCCGTCATCAACGCCGTTGCCGCGGCCGCAGTCGGCGTCACCCTGGCCGTCATGGCCAGCGACGGTGTCGGCGCAGCGCTGGTCGGCTTCATCCAGGCCGCCCTCGCCCTCGCGGTGGGGTTCGGTCTGGACTGGTCGGCAGATCAGCAGGCCGTCGTGCTTTCCGTAGCCGCTGGTGTCGTCGCCATGTGGGACCGGACGCAGGTCACCGCGCCCGTGGCGGCTGGTGCAGGCAAGCCCGTTTCTTCGGTCTCCTGACCAACCCTTCCTGATCTAACGGAGCAAACCAATGGCCGATGAGCCGTCTCTGGGAGAGCTGGGGCGGCTCATCCAGCTCATGCGTGGCGATATTCGCGACGACATGGCCCAGATCAACTCGCGTCTCGACCGCATGGTGTCCACCGATGTCTACGGGGTGGAAAAAGCGGCACTGGAGCGAGAGATCGCCGATGTGAAGAAGGACGTGGAGAACGTGCAGGCGCAGCGGGTCGCGGACGCCGAGCGGGTCACTCAGACCCGTCGGTGGATGTTCGCGTCGGTC